ATGGCAAAAACAGTTAAACCGCTCACGGTCACAGAGATAAATAATGCTAAAGCAAAGGAAAAAGACTACTATCTATCCGATGGCCATGGACTACTTCTTTTCATAAGAAAAAGTAGTTCGAAAAAAATATGGCGTTTTCAGTATTACAAACCTTTTTCTAAAAAGAGAACTATCATAAGCTTAGGTAATTATCCGGAGTTATCTTTAGCTGCTGCTAGACAAAAACGTGATGAATACCGCTCTTTACTTGCTCAAGATATAGACCCACAGGATCATGTTTTTGAGGCGTCTCAGAAAAAATTACAAGAAAAAGAATTTACACTAGCTGCAATAGCGAAGAGTTGGCTTAGACTCAGAGAAAATGAAGTCAAAGCAGGAAAATTAAAACAAGACACATTTGATGATATAAAAGATAGGTTGCAACGTCATCTATTAGATGTGGTTGGCCACTACTCTATCTATGACATATCCGCACCACTCATGATCTCGAAATTGCGCAGCTTAGAAAAAGAGGGCAAATTAGATACGCTACACCGTATTATTGGTTATCTGAATAATATTATGATTCACTCGGTCAATAGCTCAATTATACCAAGCAATCCGACTGCGGATATCGGAAAAGTATTTATTAAACCTGTTCATGAAAATAACCCAACAATTCTATTTGATGAGTTGCCAGAATTTTTTGAAAAACTAAGAAATTCTAAAATCACACTTGATACGAGGTGTGCAATAGAACTAACGCTACTAACAGCAATGCGTGTAGGGTCCGTCACACAAATGGAATGGAGCGAAATAGATTGGGAAAACGCAGTGTGGGAAGTACCAAAATATAAAATGAAAGGAAGAATTGGTAAAGTGCAAGATTTTATTTGCCCATTATCAAAACAATCGCTCGCTATACTTAAAACAATGAAGAAAATTAATGGACACAGACAATATGTTTTCACCAGTGTGCAAAATGTACACAAGAATATGAGTAGAGATACACCGAACAAGGCAATTAAGCGTATCGGGTATCAAAATAAACTCACCGCACATGGATTACGTTCTATTTTTAGTACTGAGATGAATGAAAGAGAATTTAATGCAGATATTATTGAAGTGTGTCTTGCTCATTTCGAATATTCGACAGTGCGTGGCACATACAATAAAGCAAAATATTTAACACAAAGAAAAGAATATATGCAAGCATGGGCTGATCTCGTAGAAATGCAGTCTAACGGAAATGCTATATTTAATGAATAAAGGGCTAAACGCCCTTTTATCTAAGTTTCACATCAAGCCTATTTTCTATATTGAGATTTCATAAATTGCAGATAAGGATCATTTCCATATTGCTCAACCTGTTTTCTACTCATTTCCTGAATCTTTCTAGAGAAGATATCATTCTGAGCTTTTTTGAGCGCACCTTCATCATTGGCATTAATCATTTTGGGTTCTTCAACTGTAGGTAATGGTTGCATACTAGGCTCTTGAATAGTTACTGGTGACTTTCTGAGTGGCTCTACAACAATGTTGTAACTAGATATCATTTGCTCCCCATATTTTCCAGACATCACTTCATTTCTAATTCTGTCATCATTAGCAATGCGATCATTTTGTCCGAGCAATACGCTTCTTTGTTGTTTTAATTTATCAATCTCGTCTTTTGATAAGCCTTTCGGATTTTTTAATTGATCATCAATTTCTCCTATCCTGTTTTTATTTTGATTAAATGCTTCAAGAACTGAATCAAATTCATTTATAAACTTTTTCTCTGGTGAACTTCCATTTTTTGCACTCTGTCTCGCACTGAAAGCTATTTCAGAGATTCTGTTCTTATGCTTTATCCCTTCCATTTCTTTTTCTTGTTCAAATCTCTTTTCATTTAAAGCAAGATCATGTGCGCGACCTTTTTCACTTTCATCAGCATAGAACTTGAACTTTCTTTCATCCGCTGCTTTTTTCCAACCTTCATCAGCAACTTTTACCATTCCTGTACCAAGACCTTGAGCCATAGCAGCCAAAATTCCACCAAATCCCATTACATACCTCCCATTTGTTCTTGAGGAACACTACCGCTTATTTGTGATTGTCTTTGTTGTTCAGCTTGTGAGATTTTTTGGATCATATCAATGTATTGCTGTTCTTCCTCAGGTGGAATCATGCCATCTGACATATCGCCAAATAACTCTAATGCTCTAAGAAGAACATCAATAAAGACATCGTCTAATTCATCTTCTGGCACTCCCATTTGTTGAAGCAGGTTCATGCCAATATCTTTAGCAACTTGTAACATAACTTGCGGTGGAATTGTTTTACCGTTTTGTCTAGCAGCTTGAAGATTAGAAACCATTGCTGTTGCGATCAAGTCAGCTACACCCTCTACTGGTCCTTTTTCTTGAATACGCTGCGCTGCAACTTCTGCAATAGCTTTCATGGAATTATCCATAAGAAACTGATACATCTGCTGCATTCCACCTTGTTCTGCTTGAGGTTGCGCTTGTGGTGATTGTTGTTGTGCCATTGAATCTAAAATACCCATAATTACTCCTATTTAACTGTAATATTGTTCCAAAGGTTTTGGATTGACGGGATTGCATAGTAAGGTGGTTTTTTATGACCATCTGAATTGTATTGATTTGCTCTACTAATTATTGTAGATAGGATACCCTGATTAGCTTCATCTTCCTTTCTACGCTTTGCGTCCTCAATGCCAGCTTGTCTTATCTTATCTCTCTTCTCTTTTAAATAGTGTTCACCCTCTCTTGTTCCAAATGTCTTGATGGTTTTTTCTAATGCAGCATTTTCATTCATTATATTTGCAATTGCACTGCCAGTGCCGAGTGGATTTTGCGTTACAATGTCGGCAGCACTACCTAAGGCACTTCTTGCTGCGTTATCCCAAGTATCAAATGCTCCATCTTTTGTTTTAAAATAACCATCTCTTGAGTTGTATGCAGAATCGTACATAGCTTTTTGTGTTGCATTTAGATCGTTTCTATTTGATTTTCCCGCAACGGCATTTGCAATACCACCTGCATTAGAAGAGGCTAGTCCAGTTAGCGCACCGGCAATCTGCCTACCTGCTCCCCCGCCAATTAAACCAGCTACCGCTTCGGCAGCAGTAGAAGCACCCATGCCGCCTGCGGTATTACCTATTGTGCGACGATTTTTATCAGCAATGAAATCTTGTTCTGCTAATTGTTCGTAATATTTGAAGTTCTGATGATTTAGTGCATTTGGATTTCTAGGATCAGGAATGCGGCTCATTGGTCCTTGAGGGTTATAGTTGGATTTATTGAAAGCTGAATATTTTTGCGTCATATTAGCCAACAACCCCTCACCAATCTTTTGACCAGTCAGCGTTCGTGGTTCAGACTGAGAGCGCCCAACAAGACTGCCTCGACCAGCGCGCGCAACTGAGCTAATAGAACTGCGACTATAGCTATTAAATGAATTTGTATAACCTTGATCGCGCCCGTAACGATTCAAGTGGCTATTCATTCTATCTTTAGTGCTTGTGTAGCCATTACCAGAATCATGCTCTCGCCAGCCTTCACGATCATTATCTGATAATTGCTCACCAGATGGATTGTAAGCTGGGTGATCTGGTTCTAATCGATTATATGAATTATCACTATCATTATTGCGACCAGAGTCACGGGAACGAGATTCTCTATCTTCCTGCTCAGCCCAGCCGCCATTTGTACTGTCAACATATCCCATAAATCACCTACATCACTTTTTTATTATCTTCGGCCCGTTTCTTAATTTCAGTTAAAATACCACCATTTGCAAGGTTGGGAGTATTATCAACTGTTAGTCCGCCGTATCCAAAGTCTGTCTCAGGCACTTTAGAATACTTGGATTGCAATTCATCTTTTAAATTTAAAAGCTCTCGCTCTTTGCGCATTAAATCCTTGTTTGCTTCTTTTTGCGCAAAATAACTACCAACTCCTGCTAATGTATTACCAATTAAGTTGGTAGCAACTTTATTATTTTCCATCCAACTCGCAGCACTGCCAATCCAACCAGCATTTTCACCTTGAGAAAATGCCCCTGTTATTGAATCCCATGCATTATTCCAAAATGACATAACTATTCTCCTCTACTGCATTGTAATTGTAGGGACATTAAGACTTGGGAAATTTATCCAGTCTTTATGTGTTGTCGGTACGTGTTGCATAAACTTGCTCATAAATGCCAGTTCAGAATCTCGACTCGCTTTTAATTGCTCAATCGCTCGTTTCTTATCTTCCTCTTTCATTTGAGTATTATTTAAAACAGCTGCAATTTGCGCATCAAAGTTATTTGTAATTTGCATCGCGAAATCGATGGATTTTCCAATTGTATTTGCATTAACTTGTGCGCCAAGCTCTTTCATTGCGTTATTGTGTGTAAGTTGAGCCATGCCTCGTTGATGCGCATGCTCAGTATCAATCTGTGAAATTGGCATGACTGCATCAATCATTGCGCGCTGACTTGCCTCGACCCCTAATGTTGAATTTTGCAGACCTCGACTTGCCGCCATACGCTCTCCTTTAGCTGCGGCAGAATTCATCAATAATGAATTGCTATTTAAGTTTTTTGCTACATTTTCTGCCATTGTATTTTGAGGGTTGCTAGGCTGTGCTTGGTTGCTTAATGCAGGTGGATTCTGTGGTGTTTGTGTTGTTAATGTTGGTGAGGGCGAAGGTGATAAAGTTTGGGGTTGTGAAGATTGTTTGTTTTTATTAATTGCCTCGCTCATTGTATTTAAAATTCCCATGCTTTACCCCCTGAATATTTCGTTTAAATCATTTGGACTGAATCGCCAGCCTTGATCGTTACTTTTAATAGCATTAAAACACCATTCTGAACAAAAGAACTTACTGCGCTTTTGCTTAATTCCCAGCACTATGCCGAGTGCACCCCACCAGTCATACTTGCGCCCTTTGGTGTGCGCGAAATAGGACTTAATTTGCGCTACCGTGACACCGTGCAACTCAAGCAAATCCCACTTGTCACGGTCTAACGTCATATTTTTACACCGTACCCCACCATCACGGATTGAGGAAGAGTAACAATCATAAGTGGTAATAGGGTAAGGGTCTCCACTCACAAACTCGTGCCGCTCAATAGCAATCTCGCAGTGGCTATATTGCCCTTTAGTGAGTTTGCGCGTTAGCCAATCCGACAAGCGGGCCGCAATCGCTTTGGGTATCCAGCCTGATTTTTTGCCTTTATACAAGGCTAGGTAGATTTTTGTCATTGTTGTGCCTCCGCAATTTTTTGCATTTTTAAAATAATATCATCATGAATGCGTTGTAATTCTTCATCTGTAAGCTCTTCATGTTTTAACTCATACTTACGCATACGCTGTACCGCGAGTTGTTCTTGCAATGTACGCAATCCTTGAGCTTGTTTAAGAATTAAAAGCGTTGCAGATTTGTTATCAAGTCCAGCGACTGTTGCAAAACTTGAAACATAAATACTGACATCACCAGCAAAGCCTGCTTCTTTAAATGCAACAGCTGCTGCCTCTCGCTCTTTGTATTCCTCTGCAAAGCGAGTCCATTTAGCACTTATACTAGCTGCGGCATCATCAATGCTATCAACTAGTTTTTTAATAAATTCACGTTTAATTTCAGAGCATTTTTTTTCATCTAAAATCCATTCATGACCATTCCATTTGTGTAATTCTGTTGGCTGTTTATCAACTAAAATATACTGCTCTTGATAAAGAACAAGTTGTCTGCTATCAAGCTCCAGCTCGTTTTCAATATCAATTTCAATAAAATCATTGATGTTGTTTGGTTTAGGAAAGATTTGATATTGATTTAAGTCACTCTTTAAAAAATAAACTTTCATGCTTACACCTACGCTGCTGTGATTTTTTTCAAATACATACTAGATATGTCAATAATTTTAATCTGTGTTGCACTCACAAGCTCAATTTTACAGTTTTTCCAGCTACCAACATGTAAAGCTGCATGTAAATATTTACGACCAGACGTATTAATAAGCTCTTTATCGACAAATACCGAGACGGTATATGTATCGACATTCTGCTGTAGTGAATGGCTTTGAGATACCTGTAAATAAAAAATAAGAGTCTTGTTTAAAATAGACTCGGATAACTCGATGATGTTTGTCGAATGTTGCGTGACGTTCCCAGACCAAACAACACTACCTTGATTATCTTCATTTAATTGACGCTCAATCGCTTGAATCTTCAGTGAAGTTCGCTCTTTATTTTGATTGAAAGATTCTTCGAGTTGTTGTGTTTTAGCGCTGACTTGTTGAATATTTTGCGCTAAAGCAGATGCATCTAAACTTCCAACATTTTCAACAACCCCATAAGCTTTAATCCAAAACTGAACATCATCAAAACTATTTCCTACCTTAATGCACAATTTTAATACGATAGATCTAGGTCTGTTCTCATCAGCTGTTGGCACTACGCGCGATGCATCGAATTTAATATCTTTTCCTCGATACATATGATTTGATGTGTAGAATGAATATCTATTGCTACCAATATCTTCTGCTACAAATGCGCCCGATGCCTCTGTGTATAAAACTGATTTTCCATTATAGTTTGCATCAACACCACCAGTGATATTACGAATTGCATCTTCTTGGGTTTGTCCTACACTCAGCCCATTTCCTGCATTCCTAACAAATCTATCTTGTGCTTTGGGTACGGCAGAAATAGAACCATATTTTCTGACTAAATGTTGATAAAGTTCGGGGTATGTTGATGGTGTCACTTGCGTTGCAATATTATCAAAATAAATCCATCCATCAGGAATATCGTCAACTGCAAAATAAGCTGTCATCCCAACATCTGATCGTTTAAGGTTGGGTAATTTATTTTTATTGCCTAACGTGCGGTATAAATCAGGGTAGGTTTGTGATGAAAATGTTGAGCCATCACACTTTAAGTAGCCGGGTGGGTGGGTGATTTCTTTTGGGAAGGCGATAATACTGCCTAATGGCACACCCTTCCCTGCTAATTCTTTATTTAATTCGCCAAGCGCGAACTCAGAAGCGGCCTTTGACTTATCAATGCCATCAATTTTGTGTGAGAGCATTGTTTGTCCAGACGTTGTGTCTGTTGCTCTTGTTGTTGCAGTGCCGTGTACTTCTTTTAATGCTTTTGAAGTCGCTGCTGTAGATTCACTGTCGCTATCAATGTCATTTGACAAAGAAACCACCCCATCTTGTCCCAGTGTGGCTTTGGGAACATTTAAGATGTCAGACCATTCTTTTTTGCCTCCTGAAAGGCTTTCTGCCCTTTCAGCCGACTTTCTGGCTTTTTGTGCATAGTGATAAGCAGAGAATGCACCATCTTTAACTTGCTCATCCTCTGGATTTGTAGACCATTTTCTTGCTAGCTGTTCAGACTCATGAGCTAAATCTTTAGATGAGCTTGCTGACTTAGCAAATCCTACAATTTCATTGGATTTTTGAGAGGCAATATTTGCCGAGTTTAACGCATTCGACGCTTGCTCAGTTGCAGTTTGGGCGCTCAATGTTGCCAACTGCGCTGAGTTTTGCGCCTGCTCTTTCGCCTTTTCTGTAGCTAGAGTGTTCTGTGAAACCTGTAATGTATTTTGAGCCACCTCTTGAGCTTTCTGAACAACAGTATCTTTATTTTTTTGCACTGAATTTTCAGCGTTTTTTAACTGACCGTATGTGACAGGATGATTGTCTTCGGTTGGTTCGGTGATGACAAAGTTTTCTGCAAAGCCTTTTCCGTCATTTCTCAATGCGGGGATTTTTTCTAAGTGTGCTTGCACTCCGTCAAATTCTTCAGCGACTGCATTTCCATCTGCTTTTGTGTAAGGCGCAAAGTCGTGCTTACGTTGATATTTTTCTGCTTGTTCAGACACGGTAAAACCTCCGTGGAATAAAGTTAAGAATTAGACCTGTTAATTCGAACTGAGGCGAGTATAGAGAACTGCCAGTAAATGAAATAGATATATTTCTGCTATAGCCTGCTAAATGAAGTGTTGGAGTTGAATAATCCTCCGCAGACCAGAGAAAATCATTCCAGAGGTTTTCATTCCAGCGTCCACCATCACCAGTAGCGCGAATATCTTTAGCTAAGTGGGGGGCATGGATATCTGCGTTATAATCAAGATCAAAGCGATATTGAAGGTTGAGTATACCTTTAGCGGTTGCTTGTAGTTCTGCACTTTTCCAGCTTTTAATATGGACTGGCGAACCGCAATGATTGAATGCCATTTTTACCACCCAATCAATAGGCTTGCCTGAAAATGAGTAGCATTTATCAGACTGGCGATAAACTTTACCATCATTAAATGCAAGAAATGTATTTTCCTTGCTTTGCCACACACCTTTTACTTTTTCTGGATAACTGAAATAAGAACAACGCGTCTGTCCATCAGGTAGTAGCATCATACAAATGTGAAGTGCACTTTCAGAATAAAATCGAATCTGATTAGATTTAGCTTTAGTTGATGAATATACGATGTTATTCTCAATTGGCTTAAACCCAAGCTTACGACTTGAATCGGTTTCACTTAGTTTAAAATCACCAAACTGCTCTGTTTGATCTACGCGGATAATTCCGTGTTGACTAACTGCAATTGGCACAAAAACAGTTTGTAATGTGCCAGCTTTAATGCCTACTGAGGATACGTCTTTTAATACCCAATCTTCGCGAGTTGAGCCATAAAGCGCAGTTACTTTGTGGCGACAGCCAATCAATAAAACACCGCCAACGGTAGATGAGAGTGCGGTAATCTCATCCCCTACACTGAATTGCTCAGAACCCAAAATAACAGACCATTTGGTAGGCTTACCAACAAGAGAATGCCCAAATTGACCACCTTCAAATGATACAAATAAATGATTTCTGTGGGCACAAATGTGAACAGGTTTTTTGGTATGTACCGAGATTGGAACAATTATTCCGTTAGGGCGAATTTCAATAACTTGCTCACCATTACACCCATAAGCGTACTGTGTGTAAGGGCTTCCGTAGAAGTTATGATATATAAATTGCCAAGACTTACCTTTTGATAAAATAACCTTGTCACAAGATTGTACTTTTGCAGCAACTCTATTGGAAATACTAATATTACTATCAACATCAAGATTAACAGAGGTGACAATAAACCCCGTCTTATCATCAGCAGATAATACAGCAGACAGGATGTTACTTTTTATTTGACCAGAGGAGAATTCAGTACCATCCATTAGATCTTTAGGCTGGGTGATTTCTTTTAATTGAACAACATAGGTCTGTTGTGACTCCTGCCAACCATTCTCGTTTGTAAAAAATACACCGCATTTTTCTTCCTGATCACGAAATGCAATTATTTTTCCATCTAACTCAACCACACCAAGAACAACGTCAACGCCTGGAACGGGTTTGACATTATCTACGCCAACCTGAAATGCCTTAGCTTGATACTCTTGATATTTAATGACATCACCAGAATCAATTAAAACATTAGAGGTGAGCGTATATGAAACATTATCTAAGTTGAATGTTGCGCCACTTTGTGCATTTAGCTTACCTAAAGTGGCAATAGTAATGAGATTTTCATTTGCCGCAATAATCCAACAATCTTTGTTAGTTAATTGGATTTTTTTTCCTATAATATTTTGCTCAACACTTTGCTCAATAGTGAAATAAAAGTGATTCATTTCTGATGGAGTGGTTTTTCCATCGATACACTCAAATCCTTCAATGCGGGAAAATCCACCCTCAAAGTTAGGCTGAACATTTAACGCCATGATTGCTTCGCTGTTAGCTTTAACAATTGGTGGCGTGGTTAAATCCATGCCACCACTAATTGCAACAAATTGTGATTGAATCTGAGGGATCTTAACCAAAATAAATACCCTCTAAGAAATCTCGACAAAATAAATGCAGATATTTATCCCATTCGTTTTGCGCTCGAATAATCAACTCTTGGGCGTTTTGTGAAATCGCCACACCTTGCATTGCATAAAAAACGATTGCTAGATGGTATCGCTCTGGAATGAAAGGTGTATCAGTGGATACATTCAAGATTTGGATATTCTCTTTTGAGAAATTTTCCTTCCAAAAACGCTTATCCCAATCTCTTATAGTTTGAATATCATTCCATGCCTCACGAATTGCATTCACATATTCAAGACTACGGCCACGTTGATTGGTGACTTGCGCAGGACCTTCGCCAGTATCATTCATTTCTTGACGAAGGCGTTGAGCAAGTTGTAGAAAGTTCATTAATCTACATATCCTAAGAAAGCGATATTGTAACGAGGCACAAAAGCCTCATCCAGTGAACCATCTCTATTTTGGCTGTAAGTCTGATCACCAGCGTTAGATAATAGTTTGAAAACAGACTCTGGAACTACAACCTCTTTGTTTCGCTGAATTAATGCATCCCAATCATTGATTGACACATAAACATCACTGCGATCACCATTAGACTCGGCAATCTTGATTTTTACTTTCTTTTGCTTACTAAGTGGCAAGCCTGCATCATCAGATAAGCCAGAGGGCACAGGAGGCTTATCCTTGCCGTTATCGCGTTCTAAGCCGTTTGCTTTTTCATACTCAAGAATAGCTTCAGTAAGATCTTTTTTCGTTCCGTCTTTTTCAATGCCGCAAACTTCACGAAGGTGAGCTTTCAATTCTTCAGCTTTTGAATTTAATGAGATAAATGGATATGACATAATTTTTCCTCTAAAAAAATACCCCATAACAAAACGTCATGGGGCGGTTGGTTAAAGTGCCGTTGTAGCAGCTTCAATACGAGTTAGCCACGCTTCATTTAAGATTTTGGCAGCGTGCCAAGCGATCCAGCCTACTGAGCCTCTTTGCCCTAATGGGTTCCCCTCTTCTGCCTTGCCAGGATTGCGGATTTTCATTTGCGCAGACTCCTTACCTTTCAGCGGACAAACTGCGAATGCGTCTTGTCCAAAAACGACAATTTTATAAACGTCAGCGTTTGAACCATTAGTGGATACCACTTTGCCACCTGGTGCCGCACCAGCGTTAGCGGTAGGAGTGAACAAAGGTGAGGTAATGAAGCGCACATTTTCAACCGTTCCTAGCTCTTGTGGTGAAATTGGAGAGCGAGAGCCATACGCAGCCACAGGGGTGAAGTTTGGCAAGTTGCGGATATCCGACTCTAAATCAGTGTGGCATACTGCAATATAAGAAGCCTCAATTGGCTTAGTGCCATATTTGATAGAACCATCTAAGATAGATGTTTTCTTCTTAGCGCGATTTTTCTGTAACTTACGTACGGCAGCACGAATATGGTTAATGCTTAACGGATCTTTAACAGCATTCGTCTGTGTACCTGTTGTGTAAATCACGTTTGTACCACTACTAATTGCTCCCCAAGTAATCATTTCCATTGTTTCTGCTGCCTGTTCACCAGAAAGCATAGTGAGATCTCTTAATACAGGGTCTTCGTGCGTATCTTGAATAACGTCAGTAATTTCAGTCCAAGCACCATACTGTTTTAATTGCACTTCCACATCTTCATAAGCCATTTTTTGTGCCGCTGGAGCAACACCCTCAGTCAATGCAGTTGTAGCAGGTGCAAAAGGTGTAGGGCGACGGAATTTAATCGTCTGTGATTTGTGTTGAGGGATTGGTTTTGTTTGTCCAAGTTTGGACAGCACCAAGATTGGCTCTGCATGAGCCAACATGTTTGCATCTGCGTAAACCTGAGTACGAGGTGAAATATCGGTGTATTTAGTGGTATTAGCCATAATTTAATTTCCTTAATCTGATGAACTTAATTAACGAAATCGCTGCTTGTCTAATTGAGCTGCGATCTGATCAAATAAAGCACTCTCATCAATTTCCTCACCACCTTTAGGCGTGTTGCGACCTGTTGGGAGTGTTGTTGCAGAAAGTTGTTGAGCTTGCTTGGCTCTGCGTTCAGCATTTGCGGAAATGGCGTTTTTGTATTCTTTAAGGAGATAAACTGCATCGTTTGGATCACTCGAGGAAAACATTGACTGAATACCTGGTGTTTGTTGGCTTAACCAAGCAGAAAATTGTGGATCTGCCAAGATTTGTTCGGCATCAGGGATTAATTGAGTGACGTAATGAATACCTTGCTCTAACTCTTGTTGAGCTAGATCGCGCATATTTGATTCGGCAATGCTGTTGAGAGGTTTTGAAATATCTTCAATACGCTGATTTTGGTGAGCCAAAAGCTTGTCAAAGACGGCAGCGACTTCTGGATAATCTTCTCGTAACTGATTTAATTCCTCAGTAAACTGCGGTTTACTTTGCTGTTTTAACTGCTCAATCTCAGCTAACAGGCGTTCGTTTTCAGCCTGCTTTTGTTGATATTTCTTGTTCAACGCACCAACACGACCAATTTGTGAACGGGCGTTTTGTTGGTAGCGTTTTTTATCTGCTTCCAAATTGCGGAAATTTTCTTTCACTTCATCTGAGGCATTAGCTAACCACTCAGGGAGATCGTCTATCACATCCTCTTTTTGAGTTTGCTCTTGACTATCTTCACGCTGATCAGGCGTGTCCTTTATGGGTTCTTCTGCGTCTGACGGCTTTTCAGTAGCAGTAAGTTCACCAGAAGTTTCAAGAGATTGAGCGGCTTCTTCAAAAGCGGCATCTGCATCAAATTCTTGGTGTTCTTGATTTTCCATTTATTACTCCTAAAGCGGCATAAGCGGCTTGTGTAATTGGTTGAAATAAAAAACCGCACTTGATTGCTCAAAGTGCGGTCGCGAATTAGTTAAGTTTTAATGTTGATATAAGGGATTGAAGCTCTCTTACTTGCCCGCGCAAAATATCGTATTGCTGTTGCGTTAATCCCTCTTGACATAAATCTTGCTGATATTCTGATATACGTTTTTCAAAAAATGTTTTCAATTCTCGTTTATCAGCTTCATTTAAAGTCGTCATATTTTGCCCATTAAAAAAGCCCAGTCCGTTAAGACTAGGCTTGTAGATTTAGTACTCCCGACGGGAGTAAATTTTGTGCAATAAAAAAGCCAAAAAGTAATTAGTTACAATTTGGCTATTTTGGGAAATCTTACTGCAAAAATAATAAGAAGTCAAGTATTAATGTGTATTTAGCCCTTCCATTCTTCTGTATTGTGTTAATATTTTACGCTGTAGCTTATCCATAGACTGATTGTATTTTTTAATTCGGCTTTCGTAAGTCGTGGAGCTAATCTTACCTTCACGCAATTGGCGAGTAAGTTTAGCTTTCTCACTTCTTAGTTCACCCATTGCTTTGGCATTCTTCTCGTGGAATTTAATTAGTTTTTTGCGTTCAGGCGTTAACCAACCATTAAGCTGTTTATTCTCTTTTCGATAAGCATACTCTTTGAAAACTGATTGCGCCTCTTCGCTCGCCTCATAGTATCGGCTTTGTACTGCAAACTCATTACCTGCACCGTAAAGTTGATTAAGAAATGGTGTGCGAGTATTTCTACCCAATTGTTCACGATTTGGGTTATCAATAAAAATTGTGTTTAATTCTCTTAGAGAACCAAGCATTGCACTATAGCCATCAAATAGATTCTTGATTTGCTCTGGGTGCATATCAATACCAGTTGCTTGTTGCATATCAATTGCTAAATCCTTCCAGAATTGCGCAGTGGTTGATTTAGACTGTTCCGCTTTTAATTTGTCTTCACGCACAAAATTGGTTGTGATTTTATTACCAAATGCGGAACGATTAATAACATTTTGCATTAATGGCTGAAGAATGCTTGGTGTTGCTGTGAGTGCTAATTTCTCTAGTGGATACTTAGCTGCGGAAATCTCTGATGGTGAAACTGGTGCAAATGTTTTCATTGAGTGAGAAAGCATATTTACACCAGCCTCTACAAATGAAATATCACTCACTGTTCCTTTCACAAGATTAGTAGCAAAGTTCCATGCCATTTGTGGCATACCAAAACCGACTGGCATTTTGAAGTAATCACCATTTCCAATTGGAATCGGAATAAAGCGAGTAATATCACCAAGTTGATCCATTTTATTTCCGCCTTCATCTTCATCATCCATTGAACGTAAGACGGTATAAAGTGCGGTCATGCCAGCAATATAAGTTAAGAATCGCATTTGTCCCTTACGGGTAGATAAATATCTAATCAAGTTAGCTGCACCCATTACTGTTGGTTGTGAAAAGAGATAAAGTGCTTTAATCCCTTTCATCTTAGACCCAGTCTTACGGAAGTTAGTTAGCTCCAATGTGATTGCAGCAGCCTGCTTGCTATCCACACCATTATCAATCAGTGATTTATACGCAGCTAACGCTGATACGGTATCAAACATTTTATTGTAAGATTCTAAAACACCAGCTACTTTGTCTAATTTACTTGCGACAGGATTGTTTTCACGCTTTAGCTTTTTGATTAAATCCGTTTCCGTTCTATCAAGATAAGTGCCATAGTTAGAAACGCCACCGTTTTTCAACAACTCTTTTAGTAGACGTTCGCTTTCTACGCTATCTCTTAATTCTTGACCAAAGCCAAAGCGTTTTGTCGCTTGCCAAACTTCTTGGCTTGGATTAAGTGCATTATTCCATACACCACGACCAATCCGATCCATTATCTTGCTATCAAACTGCTTGCCGTCTTTATCATGAACCTTTTGCACTCGGATGAATTCTGATTTTTCCCAAGTATCACGTAGCATATTGATTGGCGCGAATGTTAGCGTCCACTGTGTTACACCTCTTGCATACCAGCTTGTAGGCTTGGAAATCGCTTTAAGGAATGCGTTAGCATATTCTACGTTATCATTTTTAAGTGCATTCATCGCTTTTTCTGGTAGCTCATATTCATAATACAAACCACCTTGTTTTGCGATTAATACATTATCACTACTACGCGTTAGACCTTGCATTCTACGCTTACTGATACCAATATTTTTGCTTGCTTGTTCTCTAGCGTCTTTCTCGGTATAGCCTTTATCTTTTAACAGACTTACTTCTGTTTCAAACAAATCATCGATCTTGTTCTTAAAATCAGACCAACCGGCATAAGTTGTCGTTTTCCCTACTGCTTTCCATACTGCATCAATCGCATCTTCTGCCTCGGATGATGTGCGACCTTTTAATGATCTATCTTTCGTAATATTTAAAGCGTTAGACCCAGTGCCACCAATAAAATCAAAGTCGTCCGCTTCCGCATTTGGATCGCCTGTTAATGGCACATAATGGCGATTTTCTTTAAATTTATTGTACTCATCAGTCGTGTATCGACCGCTACGGTAATCAATCTCAAGACGTGCCTGGTTTAAATCTGTAATTAAATCACCAATGTGTTCTAACTCACTGCGAGGGATATCCTTTTCAATATTACGCATGATTTCTTGCGCTTCTGGAATGGACCACCCACCAGCAACACCAACCTTAAAATTCTTATTGTTGAAATCTTTATTCCATACATCAGATCTTCTTGTTAGATATTGTTTTTCTGCTTTATCAAAAGCTTTTTGTGCTTCTCTTACTTCATCAGTTGTGCCGTTTGCTTTAGCATCATTTAATGCTTTTTCAGCGTCTAACATTGCCTGTTTATCAATCTTCAATAGCTCCATATTTTTTTCAATGGAATATCGTGCTGATACCCAGAATCCAGCTTTGCGTTTAGCGGTTTCTTCGTTGATTTTACTATTTGATTGTTTGGCGATTTGAGCGATTTTAGAAAGAATTGGTTTGAGGAAGTTGGTTTCTAGTTCAGAATTTAATGCATCACGTTTACCTTTTGCGGTGTACATCGCATCTTTTAGTCTGCGTTTCTCGTGATCGCGGCTAGATGTTTTTCCTGTATCATCACTGAATTTCATTTCATCAATCCAGTCATTAACAGGACGTAAGCTATCCGCTAGCCATTCATCCAATTTCGCCGCTCCTTTGCCTGCAACTTCCTTGAATTTTTGGCGTGAAGTAAAGATATTCCACCATTTAGGCTCTGACTCAATATTACCTCCACGAGATAATTCTAAGACTGAGGCATTATTAAAGGTGTTACTTCTTGAGAATTTCATACCTTGAGTTTCAGTCATTTTTCTTTTACTTTCCGCTATAATTTCTGACAGCTGAGCTCTATAGTTTGATAAAACACGCTTAAAAGGATGAAAGTCACTAATTTCTACACCACTATTCTCAAGTCTTGAAATAAGTTCTTCCTGCTCTAAAATATCCCTTTTCAATTCTTTTTCAGCTTTGGTTATTTTTCTTCTTGGTTTTTTGTTTGATTCGCCATCTTTTTTTGGTTTATGCTCTAGTCTTTTTACAACCGCAGGTATTGGTAGATCATACTTATTCACAACGTGCTTGACTGCCTCAATCCAATCCCCATTGGAGTGCTCTATTGCACTCTTACCCCAAGAGTTATTCACAGCACCACGTGGAGAAACATCAAAATCCGCCTGACTATAATAGCTAGGCAGAGCGTGATCTGACACTCTTATCTTGTATTCTAATGGATCACCAAACTCATCTACATGATTAGGAATCTCTACTGTGACATATTCAGAATTTAATGCCATTGAAGAATTTCGCCACGCACGGACTCCAATGCTCTCAAATGCTCTTTTAATTTTATCAGCATCACTTTCATAAGCATTCTTTGAGAGCCTTAAATAAGGTTGTTCTGCTTTATTTGGATCGAAATCAGCATAGATAGAACGAACACCGTTACCCGGTAGTAATGCGACTGATATTCCATTCTCATCATTCATCTGAGTGCCATAAGGTACGCCATTTGGGTGCTGCCCCCCCATATCATTCTGAATTGTGAAGATGCCACCTAAATTCCCTTTATTACCAATTTTCTCAATAGGCTCTTTTTCTTGTGTAGCGTGGCGATAGTAGTAATCCGTGTTATAACCTTGCTCTTTTGCTCTCTCTAAGTTCTTTATTGAGTCTTCATCAATAACAGTGTCTGCTTTAACATTCAGGGCTTCATTTATAGAGTGCACCTCACCACTATGGTCAAAAAGGATAATTTGATCATCAGTTGCCACGTCTTGCGTTTTAAATGGCGAGATATTACGCCTTGCTTCTTCGTTAAACACAGATCGCCATTGCGCATTTCTTGCTTCAACTTCGCCTGCTGTTCGTTCATACGCTTCTAACGGGGAGAGATTCTGTAGATCGCGTTCCCTAAATTGGCTAGGAGAGGCACCTTTGGCAAAGTTTTCACGCTCTTGAATAGCGTGTTGTAGCTCATGAATAAAGGTTGTTTTGAGATGTTTTACAGGAAGATGAGGCTCAACAGCAATAAATTCTTTACCTTGTGCAATAGGGCTGTAATAGGCATCCGCCCCATATTGCATTCTCATATCATACTGGACCTCTATTTTCGCTAAATCAGGGTAGGCTTGGAATAAATCAGGTGCATCAAATATATCTCCTACTACCGGTTGTCTTCCTGTAACCTCCTTCAAAGTCATAATTACATCAAACGCCCTTGCTTTCTCATCAAATTCCCCTTTCAGTTTTATAGACCTGTCATCAATCTCAAACCGCCATTTTCCGTCCGCACCTTTAAACCAACCTGTTTGTTGACGAACCACTTCAGGGTCTGCACCATTTTCTATCTCTTGTTTAGCCTGTTTAAGTAAAGAATGATTAGCTGTTTTGGCGGTTTCCCCTGCAAAAGAATGCTTCATGTTAACACTGTTTTTAGTTCGAACTTCACCACCCGCATTTCTCTTAATGTCGCTTAATAATTTAATCAAATCATCATGACTAAATTTATCCGCTGTTTCTTTACCAAATAATTTTGCAATAAACTCACGGATTCTTTGTGCTGTCATTTCTAGCCAAGATTTAAGTCCTTTCTCATGTCCTTTTGGAATCTCAATTCCATAGCGACTTTTAAGTTCATCTAGCTTACCCGTTACATAAGCCGCGTGTAACTCGGCTAATGCCTCCTCTACTGCTAAGTGGCGATTCTGTGCTGTTTCTGAACGCTGTTTTTGGATGGCGTTCGCAAGTTTATTAATCGTACTGTTTTTATCAATCTTCGCCATGAGATCATTAAACTCTGCACCAAATTTAACCCCTAATCCCCTGTGCGCCAACTCGTGCCAAGCAACCCAAGCTAAACGCTCATCACGAGTTAAAACGTTACTTGCTCGGATATTATCTGCAACAATGAATATTTTACCTGTCTTAGGATTGTAGCCAGCCTCTACCGTTGGATCTGTAATACCTATTTCAGTAGCAGTCACCACTTCAAAATGTTTGGATAGGTGCTTGCCGACGAATCGTTTGATTTGGTTGTGAGTTTGCTCCCGTTCTGCATTTTGTTGTTGCAGAATTTGCAATAGGCGTTTATCATTGACATCAGGTAAAGGCGACGAGCTAGAAATCTCCGCAGTTGATACGCGAGAGGTCATTTCTAACAAGTTGCCTTTTTCTATTTTAGTCAACTTATGATCGTAGTATTTATCCCCAGTCGTTGATACGCCAACAACAGCTCTTACAGTGTAGTCTTCTCCACCAATTTTTAAGCCTGCTAGATAATATTCATACTCTTTAACATCAGGATTTTTTCTGACTTCTTCATTTGGCAATGTATCTATGTAAACTGCATTTTCGATAATTTGTGGAATTGCAGCGATACTTTGCAAATGCTCCACATCTTTATAATCGTGACGTAAAATTTCTGTAATGCTAGCACGTCCAATATGGATTTCTCTGCCAGTATCTTTGTTGGTATAAGCCCCACGCAACAACTTGCCATACTTCAACGCATTGCGTTTATATTGACGTAAGTCATCGCTTGATTGGATTTCATTCCCTGTAATCTCAATCGGTTTTGCTTGACGTAGTTTTTCTAAGCGGTCAGGTTTTTGGAGGGCTTTGGAAAAGCGAATGTCAGCATTGCTATGATCAAACGCCCCCGTGTTGTTAGTGGCGGATTTGATTTGGTTGGGTTCAAAAACAACATTCTCTAATCTATTTGGATATGAAACACCATCATACCCATTATCTTTGATTGCGCTTGTCAAAGAACTTGAATAAGGTTGGTAAACTTTAAAATCAGCATTTGGTGTAAAGGAAAACATTCCATCATCAATACCTAGATGTTTGGAAAGTGTTTCGCCTGAATCAAACTTGAGTGGGTCAAATGGTTGACGAGAATTTAAGAAGCTCTCCGTAACATTAGAACCGTAGTTCATTGAAACAAGATCTTTATTTGGCGAGAAGTAAAAGCCTTTTCCTCTCATGCCATTATCTGTTGTTGTACCAATTTTATTTTTATCGAATACAGTAAACTCCGCATTACTCCCATGATAAACCACCAGTGGTTCACCTGTTCTTGGATTAATAACTTTACTTGCGTTTTCAGGATCGCTCTCCCAATCACCAAACCACGCTTTAAATTCAGGTGTGCGGACTTGTACCCATTGGCGATAACTCAATTCTGTTTTACCGTCTTTCACTGCTTGTTGATATGCTTCTTGTCCACCTAATCTGTTTTCTGTTTCATAGAAAGATGGTATTTCTTGTTGCGAACGACTTAGTTTTAAATCACCACTTTCTTCTGAAAGTGCATTCAGATCATCATTGATATCATCCGCTTGATTATCCTCTTGCTGTTTTTGCATTCTCATTTGTTCGGCAACCACATTCGCTCGTTGATTCATTGCATTTGCTCGTTGAATGTTTATCACCAAATCATCAACATCATTCGCCCATTGGTTTATATTATCCGTATAGCGTTGCAATTGCGCATCAATTTCTGGATTGCCTGTTTCGATTGCATCAACAATGCGCTTACGCTCTTTGCTCATTGTGTTTTTGTGAGTGATTGTATCAATACCACCCGTCACACCACCAAATACACTGCCAAGCACCATGCCATCAGCAATATTCTGTTTCATTCCTTCTGTTAATTCACGACTTGGATCGTAATATTCTTGTGCTGTTTTATTAATTGCATATTGTTCTGCTGCACCCTGCACCCCCTCCGTTGTTGATTCAAGTAATGCACCTTTAAGTAATCCACCTTTGATTGTTTGACCCGGTTTCGCTAGACCCCATAGACCACCACCAAGACCGCTGAAAGAATTTGATACAATATCAGTCGCAATTGCTGCTGGGTCTAACGCGGCAGTACGCCCAACTTGATTTTTAAAAGACTGCTTGGCTTGTTCAAATAATTCTTCATGCGTTAAGTTTTGACCCTTTGGACTTTCTTTAAGTCCCCAATAAGCCTGTTTGAAACCCTCTAAATTAGCCAATTCCTGATTACTCATCTGTCCCACTTCGTCATAGACCTGACTAGCGCGTCCACCAGCAGACATCGCAGACATAACAGCAGTAACCCCCATTGCGCGTTGTAAATGTTGTGGCACACCTCTTTTGGCAGCTTCTTTTACTGCAACTTCGCCAACTTGCTCCGCAACTTCTTTCGTTAAATATTTTCCTGCAACCTTACCTGTTGTTTTTATACCTTCTGTTAAAAGCTTGCCCGATCCCAGTGTTACTATTGTATCTAATTGCTCACCCAGCAAAGCTCCTAGATTACCAGCCCACCAATATGCATTAAGTGCCCCTCTGCCTTCGCCCGTCTCTTCATCGAATCCGTCAAAAGCACTTTGCCCTAACGCCTCTTGCATTCTTGTTGACATGGTAGCCATGTTTTCATCTGCACCACGAGCAGCCCAATCTGCTGCTTTATTAAGCCAATCACTATCTAATGCTACGCCTAATCCGCGTGCCAAATGACTTGCGCCACGCCACACTCCCATTTGAAAACTATCAACAGCATCACCCATAAAGCCTTGCTCTTCTGCTCTTGGTGCCTCGCTGGCAAAAATCGGCGTTGAATCAGAAACCTGTGATTCTTTGTTACCAAATACAGTTTTCTGCATATATTGATATTCGTCATTTGAGAGTTTGAATGCTGACATGTTTATTTCCTTTTCTTTGGGCATAAAAAAAGACCTTTCGGTCTATCTTCTTTCTCTTACTATTAATCTAATCCAATGTTGTTACGCACTTCGGTTTCTGGCACTGGCGTTTGTTTAAGTTGAACTTCTGTCTTAAACTTCGCCATATCAACCGCCTGTCTTCCGCTTTCTTTCTGAATATCAGCGGAGATTCGAGCGGTGTTGAGCTCTCTATCGAGATCGAGTTTAGCTTGTGAGGATTGCTGGTGAGTTTGGATTTCTAGTAGCTTAATCTCTAGCTCTTTTTCTTTAATTGCCACTTTCATCTGCTCTAACTGCAATTGATGTTGGATTTTCATTTGCTCTAATTGCATTTCGTGCTGTTGTTTCTGTTGCGCTAACTGCATTTGCATTTGTGCTTTTAGAATTTCTGGATCTTGCGGTTGCTCACTCTCAGACTGTTGTATTTGTTGTAATTTCTGCTCATATTCATCTTTCGGAATAAGCATCGTCTGAGTCCCCATGCTCATAGATTGCATTAGTGTTTTCGCGCCGTCGTACCAATCGAAAGCGTGCATTAATTGTGGGTGCTGTCCAAATTTTTGGAAAATATCAATAATTTGTGCGGTTTGTGTTTCTTTCACAAGTAATGCAGATGTGCCACGTGCAACCACTTGCATATCGCCTTTTACATCATTGTCCTCACTCATTACCATATTGTATTCGTAGAAACGTCTGATTAGCGGTTTTGTGACTGCGTCATCCCACTCTTTAACTTGCCGTCTGCGCACTGCATTAGCTGCGTTCATCAACATAGACATTCCACCAAGCGTTGGTGTCACCTGTCCTTGCTCACCTTGCGCAATCATTGGTAAGCCACTTTCTTCATCCATAAATGACTTAGAAAGTTGGATGATGTTAGAAAACTCTTGCTGTCGACTGTCAAAGCTAAACACCCCAAAGGCTCTTTGCGTTTCAAACTGAGCGTTAGCTGTTGCTCTGTCGGCTGTTAGCCAAATTTTGTTCGGTGTAATTTCCCAGTTATTATCTGCTGGCTGTAATACAGAATTATTCACTACAATTTGCGATCCAATTGTCATAACACTGTTATCAATCATCCCACGCCAAGCTGTATTTAGGATTTCTTGCGCGTCACGACATAGATAAGGAATACCAAAACCAAATACACACGCCACATCAGGCTCGCATGTATAGACAGAATATGGGAATTCAGATGTGTTAATTGGATTTAAGTTGACGCTTAAAATCTTTCCATTTCCAGACATAACGATAATGCCATCAATTTCTGCGCCACTTTCTTTTTGTGCATCTGTGATTTTGAGCTGTTCACCACTTTCTAGCTCTTGGACCGCTTGTTCAAGCACTGATACGGGAATACCGCCGTGATATGTCCACACTTCATAGCGTTTGTCATTTGTTGCCTTTTCTAATCCAGATAATGTGCGCAATGTATCTAAATAACCATCCATATCAGAACTAGAGGTGTGTGTTTCTTTTGCTTCTGTTTCGATTAATTCTTTAATAGTTTCTTCAAAATAGTAAGGATTATTAATTAATACCTGTAAGTGTTTTTTAGTGAGATAAGAGCGCTCAAACACGAACTGGCACTCTTTCAAGTTGGGTGCGGTCATGTCTGGTACAAAGTCCCACGGTAAGACGGCTTTCACAGACGGCTTGTTTTTAATTGAAGAATTAGCTGACCAATTCCCCAAGCCATCATCTTTCCAGCTTCTTTCTTCGACTGTTTCAAGGACTGGACCTCGTAAAACACCAGTGCCAAGCACTGCGGCATAATGTAAAGCCAAACGTGCTTCTGCTGCGTAATCGCATTCTAATAATTGATCATCAATAAGCCTTTCCATTTTCTCTGCACGCTCTTTTGCATCTAGCATAATTTGACGTGCATTTTGGATTTGTTGCATTTGCATTGGGTCTTGAGAGTCTGGTTGTTTAGCAATATTAGCAATAGACGGCACGGGTGTTGGTGAAATACCATAGTTTTTATCATCACTCGGAAATAGCATATCTGTCATTTGAGCAGACCATGCGTCGGTTTTCGATCTCGTATAACCCACAAATACTTTTGATTTATTTGTGCTAGATTGCTTTTCATATTGATTGCGATATTGATGCATATCAGTTACCCATCGTTGAACTATGGGTTGGCGTTGTTTGATTTGCTCCATTAATCGGCTTTGTAGCGTTTGCCCAAAGCTTTCTACTGCATTTACAAATTGTTCTGACATTTCTAATATCCTGTTTTCGAGCTGATTGGATTATGTGATTTGACGTTGATGATTTGTTGTTTGAACATTGTTGGCATTGCGCCTAAACATAAATATTGGTTTGCATCGTGTGGATGTGAATAGCGGTTTTTATCTGGCGTTTCTGTGTATTTTTCTTCACCACTCACGTTTAATTGACGGTATGCGTAGCCCGTTTCATAACCTTTAATGAGTGTTTTGCAGTGTGGGCTAATTAGCATTGCTGGTTGCCCTTTACCCACCAATCGAGACAACCACCAACGCACTGCTTCTAATCGTGCAGTTGTGTTGTTGGTATCTGCTGGGCGAGCTTTAAAACCGTATTTTTCTAATATCTCAAAGCATGTTCTTTCGTCTGTTTGTGCTCGTTGCACACCCGCAGGATCGCCAATTACATACACATCACATTCCGCATATTTACTTTGAATAAGCGGTGATAATTGCTCTGTGATAAACCGCTCGATCCCCATTCCAGTCGCTACCACCTCATCAATAATTCTAAGCTGTCCAATTGGTGCTATCTGACCAATAATCGCGGCTGGAGTAAGACCAAAATCCAAACCAATAAATGTTTCCCACGATCTGACTGGGACAAGCTTCTCTTTTGAAACGTGTAATTCTTTGTTGAAATGATCTATAAACACTGATTTTCCTGTTTGTACTGTTGCAAACTCATTACAGATGCGTGATTTAATCCAGTTTAACGTTTTGCCCTGAATGTTATCGAACCAGTACTCATATTGTTTTTTGTGATTCTCAACGTTCTCAGCAAGCGGATTAGCAACAAAGCGACGACCTTTATAATCAACAAACAAACCTTGTTTAATAAAGGCTTTTACTTCCTTACTTAAACTGTCATGAGGGATGCCTGTGACATCAATTAACGCACCTGGTTGCGTGATAAATTCCCAATTGGATGGCTTTAACGGCTCGCCTGTTTCTTCATCAACTCCGCATTCAAACTCATACCACCAATGGTCATCATCAGGTGAATTTGTGTCCATAATCATTCCTGACCATGTTGCACCAACACCCTCTTTCATAGATGGATAACGACCCGTACGACTCACCGCTTCGTTAACTATAGCTAACGGCATAAATTGAGCTTCATTGATCCAAACGCCCGTTAATTCCAATGACATTAATTTGTCGATATCTTTCGGCTTATCGAGTGAAAGAAAGAAGAACTCTGCCTCAACAATTGTCTTACCGTCAGGATGTGGAATTCTCATTATTCCAATAATTGGAGAGTCGTATTTAATCGGACAAATACTTTGTGGAATCCAATCTTGGAATGTCTTAATTACAGTCCCCTTTAGCTGCGGATAAGTGTTTCTGATACAAGCCCAGCGTGTTTTTCTAATGCCTTCGGCATTTGGTTCTTGATTTAGGCTTATTTGGAACATCTTCATTACGCAACCAACTGATTTCCCACTACCGATGGGACCACGAATAGCAAGCACGAACGGATTTAAGCGATGGATTTTCTTAAACGTCGCTGATGCTTTGTAGTTGATTTGCATTATTAGAATTCGATGTTGTAAACGACTGAATCTTTAAGTCCGCGAGATTTCGTTTTAATCTCTTGCTCAAGCTTATCTACTTCAACAAGTGTTTTTCTCGTCTGCGCTTTTCTATATTCAATTTGGCTTTTGATATTGAGAATGGTGTTATCCGTGTAATTTAATGCTTCAATTCTTCCAACCGCACGCTCTAGTGCATTATCTGCCGAGTCAATAATCTTTGAATAAGATTCTTTTTCCTCTGCTGTTTCTGCCTCTTCTAAAAGTGCGGTGAATTTCTCAATACTCTTAACTGCGCTCACTGCTCTTTGTCGCATTAAGTCAATTTCGTCTTTTAAACTGAAATCTTTAACAATGCCAAAATCAGAATCATCCTTAAAATAACAAGAATAGCCACCGTGAATTTTTGGTCTACCACCCTTGTTCGCAGTTTTTTGCGCACTTTCTACTTCGCTTTTCGCAATTTCGCAGTTTGATTCGCAGTTTTCGCTGTAATCTTTTGATTTTTCTTGTTTTTCTGTGTTCGCAGTTTCGCAATTTACTTCGCACTTTTCTGTTTGCTCAAAAACAGTTTCAGGCTTTTTTATATAGCGTTTCGCAGTTGCGAGATTTAGTCCTTTTTTAGCGCACCAGTCTTTCACAGATATACCAGTTTTGGCATTTGCTCTGATATATTCTATTTGTAGTGCTTTCCAATTAATTCTTGCCATAAACAATATATAAAAAAGCCCGAGTTAATCGGGCAATAAACTGTTAAACTCCGTAAGTAATGGCTTTTACAGCCCACATTTGAGCGTCAATGATTCGCTTTTCTGCTTCATCAAGAAACATCTCTTTTTCTACATTCAGTGTGCCGCATTGTTGCGCTATTTTTCTGCACTCTTCAAGTTGATCTATTGCTGCTGCAAAATATTTTTTGCATTCATGTACATCATCTCTATTTTCGACATTGAATGTAATTCCCACTAGCTTTTTACCTTTTGTTTGCTCCATTTGTTTTCTCCAAGATTAGTTTTGTGCATTTTCTGTTTGCCATTCACGAATCTTATCAACTCGATTTAAGCAAACATCTCTTTCACGTTTAAGAATGACAGCGTATTTAGCAACTTCCCCATACGTCTGCCCTGTGAATCCTGTTTTATCTAAATGAGCGAGTAATGCTGACGGGATATGCGGACATACTTGTACTACTGGCTTACTTGCGCAAGAAGTCAACAATGCTGCGAGGAGCGTTGCTGTTATAACTGCTAGAAGTCTTTTCTTGTTCTGATATGCTTTTGATAACTTCATAAGATTTACTCCGTGATTCACTTTCTAATCTGCTGATTTCAAGTGTGAGTTGTCTGTTTATTTCTTCTTGATGTTTAAGCTTTTTGATACTTTCGCTCTGTTGAGAAATGATTTGGGCTTGAATGGTGTTTCTGGCTTTTAAGTTAGAAATAGATTGGAACTGGAACCACAACGCGACACACAAGCCCAAAATCGTTACGATAAGCCATGTGTTTGGCTTACGGATAAACTGAGCGATGAAGCTCAAAATGTGGACCATCATAAAATTTCTCGTCTTCTGATTTACCATTTTCATTCCAGTCACCACCCCAGCGAATAGTGACATTTAGTTCTTTCGCTGCGGCAAACATTGCCTTAGCAATCTCTTTAAAGGCGTTTTTATCCTCCCAAGAAATGCGTCCAAACACCAACGGGGCTAAATCCACAGCGTGACCCGTTAAGTGGCGGCTATTCATTGTCTTAGTCGCACCTTTGGCTAAGAGTTCTTTTTGTCGTTGCTTTGTACGAACACCTTCGATTACTGCAAAATCTACCGCGCTTTTTGTGAGTGCTAGACGAACGACTTTTACTAGCTCTGGTTTAACACCAACAAGACATTGCTCACTGCGCTTACCAAATTTAAAGTTATTCATATCCACCACCAATTGAACTGTTATCAACTTTTTTATTAATGAATTTAAATAAAAACTCTCGGATCTTTTCTGTCCCAATAAACCCAATCATAGTTCCAATGAATTGGGAATATTCAGAATGTCCAAAGAAATGACTTCCTGCTGATATAGTTGCATATGCCAGAGAGGCGCAGAGTGTTGCATCAAGTAATTTATGGAAGACAGATATCTTTTTGCGCATAAACCCTATGCGCAGAACAGAAACAAAAATGGCAGAAAAAACACCTTGAATCGTATTAGCGTTGAGCATAATAAAATTCCAAATAATTGCCCAAACATCAGGACTTTTCTCAGGCATAAACATTTCCTTACATGCTTTTTAGGGGTAATAAAAAACCCCAAACACTGCGAATGTTTGGAGTTTGTTTTCTTGGAGTATGCTTCAAATATTGGTAATAACAAAAAGGCATGGTTGTTATGACCATGCCTTAAATTCCTAGGAGTAAATCCATTTGCTGAATCGCTGCAAACTCTCGCTCAAGTTCAGCTTTTTCTTTTTTGCATTCGTTTAACGCCTTTCCTTTTTGGCTAGATCGCATTTTGTAATCTGCCATTTTAGCTTGCCAAGCCTCTGTTTTATTTTTCACTTCATCTCGACGAGCAATACCTGTTGTCCAATAATCCCATAAAGCAAGGAAACATTCTTCTTGGTAGTTTTCTAAACGTTCTTTTAAATCTGAACGCACTTTATTTGGGTTGATTGAGAACAGCCAACCATTTAATTTCTTGATTGGCATACACAACATTTCACGATTTTTCCCATCTTGGGCAACTGTGGTGATATGACCACAGTTGAATTTGGCACTTTGTTCAACCAATTTCTTATGTTGAACTTTCCAGTCCAACCCAATCCCTAAAACAATTTCACGCATTGCTACATAAGCAATACCATTGTTATCAATTAATGTAATTTCTTGACCTAAAAATTCTGTTTTTAATGCTTGCATAAAGATGCTCCTGTTAAATTTTGAGTAATAAAAAACCCCGACCATTTCTGATCGAGGTTGTTTGTTGCCCACAACGTTCCTACCTTTCGGCTTAGTATCTACCAATTTAAAGATGTTTAAGGAATTTTAGACATAAAAAAAGCCAAAAAGTAATTAGTTACAATTTGGCTATTTTGGGAAATCTTACTGCAAAATCAGAAAAAAGTCAAATTCTGGATTAAGCTTATTCATAAATACATTGTGATATTGCGCCTCTTAACTGAGAATTGCTTTTGCTTTTCAATCTCGCACAATTACATATCTTTTTAGAGAATGCATCCAGTTGAGCGTAGTCAACCTTATCCCCTTTCCGCTTTGCCATTTCAATAAAAGCATCTTTAAAGTGTATTTCACAGGTATTAGCAGTTAGTTCATTTAGTCCTTTTGGCTTTTCTGGAAATATTGAACCGTGGCTAATGAAGTTGAAAATCATTCCTACAACTAATGCAATGCCAAGTAGTGATAAAAAACTTTTTAGATATCTCATTATTCTAATTTTGCCCTACAAAAACGGTATTTATCTATAACTATAGAGACTTCACTAGGTGTATGTTTATATTCATTTAAGCATCGATTAAATGGCGTAACAGATGAATAATAATTAGATAGGGAGTAAGCTATACTCGCTATAATTATTGCGACACTTATTACAAAAGCAGACATAAATATTGGGTTTTTAAACATGTCTTTCATAAAAAACTCCATAAACAGGTTAATATTTACTCTAATTTACAGGGTTTTATTAATGATTCCTAGTGTAAGATTTTTAATTTGTGATCTAATCCTCTATTTCTTTTTTTAATCTATCCTTAATCGCAGTTTCAGCTTTACTCATTTCACGATAACAAAGCTGTTCAAACTCAATAAGTTTTGATTCATCGCAATCTACAAGTTTTCTTATCATGTTAATATTAGCAATCAGCCTCCCCTTGCCGCTACAAGAAGGACATTGTGTTTTTTGTACTCTTCCGATCTCACCAGTGCCGCGACAACGAGGGCACATGTTTGATTTTCTTAAATCATTAAATTCACGAATACGAATTTGACGCGCCTCAATGCTGTTTTTTTCTAGATTATTCTCTTTTACTATCTTATTTGCTCTTTCTGCTGCTTTAATGTGTGAAAACTGCGAGCGTAAATGTCGATTTCTGAGTGATTTTAGGTGCTTTATCTGCGTTGGTAAAGGAATATTTGAAATGATATCAACAACGTAATTTAAGCCTGTTTTTTCGCTTTCTGTAAGCGATGGATACATCTGATTAATACACTCCGAGATAGCCTTTCTGGAATCACTATCGTTTGTATATTTCGCAAAAAGTAAATGATAGCCCAGTATACTTCCTCTCTCTGCTTGATTAATAATTGAGATAATCTGCTCACGCTCAAGACCGCCAAACCAGCGATTTTTTATCTCAATACTTGCGCATTTTGGATGTATCATATTAATTAGTAACTCAATAGCTCTCATTTAAAACCCCTTGCGCTTTTCCAACATTCTGCTTTTCTTATTGAAGATTTTTTTAATTCGTCTCAAGTCATCTTTTGAGTAATGTCTTGGTCTTTGGTCTGCTTCTATTTGCTCGACTTTTTCAATACCTAGACGTTCAATTAAGCCAATTCTGAATTGATGATAATTCCCTCCTAGGTGATGATTGCATTTCTTGCATTGACCATGAATGTTTAACGTATAGAATCTTAAGTGTGGCGCACTGCCTCGACTGCGATAATGACCAGCATCAAATCCACCACCCAATTGCTCCGCTACAAGCGATTCCCCGCACGAAATACAACACTTATTTCTATCTCTTAGTCGGATGTACTTATTAACTGCACTTTGTGTTTCAGAGAGTAATTTTGTTGTAGTTTTCATTCTCTCTTTAGTTTCTTTAACGCGTTTTTTCTCTTCCCTTTCGCGTTTTTTGGCTGCTTTTTCTTTCTCTTTTTCTAATCGCTGTCTTGCTAACTTAACGCCACATTCTGGGCTGCACCATTGCACATTAAAAAAATTAGTTTGGAATTTTTCGCCACAGATTTTGCATTTGCGATTTAATGGCTTTGTTTTTTTAGTCATAGAAAATCACCCATTAACAAACAGCCCAAAAACAACATTCCTAGTGATACTATTACAATTAAAAAATCGTCCATATTACTTAACCATAATGATCGTTAGATTTCCGTTAAATACAGCACCAGTGTCAATGTAGAAACGATTTCCCATCTGCTCTGGCTCTCTCATTGGTGTATGCCCAAAAACGAACATATCAGCACCATCAATTGAAATATGGCTATCATTTTCAACACGATCTCGGTTCCAGATAACACCTTTATTGCTTATTTCTTTTCCATATTCATATTCGTTATGTGGATAGTCTGCGTGAGCAATAACAATCTTCTTTTCACCAACGGACAGCTCAATAATTAACGGTAACTCTTTGCATTGTTTAATTAGTTTTTCAGCCTTTTGTTTTTGAATTGGATCGAGTTCAAAATACCAACTTCCACCGTTATACAACCATGCGTAAAGTGACTGTCTATTTCCCTCTAATCCATTAATGGCTAATTGTTCGTGGTTTCCTCTTACTGCTTCGAACCAGTCAAAATTAATCAATTCTAGGCATTTGATGTTTTCAGGACCTCTATCAATCAAATCACCAACAGAAATGAGTAAGTCATTCACAAAATCAAAACCTGTTTTTTCTAATTCATTAACAAGTAAGTCATATGACCCATGTAGATCGCCAACAATAAAAATTTTCTTGTATTTACTTCCGTCAATTTTTTTATAAATTTCTGTCATTATTTACCTCCAAGGGGGTGATCTTATTTTTACTATTTTGACTCACCATAAAAATTAAAAACCTGTATAATCAATAACTTAAAACTAGAAAATAAGTAAAGCCTATTGATCTTATTTTCGCTTAAACAAATCCTATTAATTGATTAACCTTGTTTTCTAACTGCCATTCATTTTCGTAAACGTGGCAAAGTGTTTCATTCCAGATAACACCAAACACTCCTTTGTAAACCTCGTTAAATTTTTCCTGCGGCATATTCGCAAATGATATAGACCAGCGTTCTTTCATGGTTCCCCCATCTTGCGATGGCTTGACATCAAAAAAACCAGCACGTTTCATTACGTGATTAAGGTATGCTTCAAGTGTTTTCATTCCCTCGTAGTCCAGCTTGTTTTCACGATTTTTACGTACTCTTGCCAGCACCCCATCAGCAATAGGCTTGGTTACGTTTTGGTAAAGATTTTCATCATTTGCAGCTACAGCAATTTCTTTTGCTACTGCTTGCGCTATCCACTCTTCAGCTTCCGTTAAAACACTAAATTCTGGTTGCCAATACTCAAATCCAGCATCAAGAAGTGCGAAAAATTTTTTGTGATGTTGATAATTACGATTGCTTGAAATTGGAGTTATTTTTACAGCACTCCCAATAGGTAAGCTTTTTAATAAAGTGCGGTCGTAGTCTGTTTCTGCCACGACTGCGCCATTGGCGTATTTAACTGCGTGAATAACGGTTTTTGTTTTAGCTTTAGAACTTGCCATAGCTAAACCTCATTCCCCCACACGTCCCAACCATCAGTCGTGTTACGTGCGAATAATTCAATGCGCGGCAAATCACCCATCAATTCAACGATTTTTTCACGCACAACATCTGGCTTTTTGCTGTGATGTTGAATTGGCTCAACGATTAATTGACTAACTTTATTGCTGACTCGGCTAGGTTTTCCTTTTGTTGCAATCAAGCAGCATTCCGTATTTCCACGGGTCCATCGACCAAGACCAAAAAAGAACGTATCTTTGTTTTTCTTGTTTGTTTTTAACCACTGAAAACCAATCGTTTTATATTTAAATCCCCACGCCTCAATAAGTCTTAACCCCTCTGCTAACATTGGGTATGTCACCCAGAGAAATAAAACGCAGTTTTTATCAGCTATTTCGTTTACTGGCATTTCGCAAATATCTTTAATATTCATTGTTTGATAATGATTTTCAGCACTGCCGTTACAGCCTTTATCGCTATATCTCCACGGTGGATCAGCGTAGATAATTTGATATTTTTTATTCATGTTGAATTGAATACTCATGCAGCACCTCTGCGAGCATAATTCTTAAATTCCATCTGCTGTGCTGGTTTTTCATTAGCAAATTGATATGCCAACGCTTGATCGCAATCTACAAAATGCCCTTTATCAAACTTCATATAAGCCGTTCCAAGTTCACCAAAACGATTCTTAGTAATAATGGCTTCTGAATAATCGTTGTCGCTATCTTTTTTGTATGCCTTTTCTCTGTAAAGCATAATGATTTGGCTGGCATCCTGTTCGATTGAACCACTATCTCTTAAATCAGAGTTTTGAGGACGCTTATCACTACGAGAATCAACCTCACGGTTTAACTGACTTAGTAAGATGATTGGCACATTAAAGTTCTTGGCGAACGTTTTAAGCGTACTTAATGAATCCTCAATTAATTGGCTTTTGTTAGCATTTTTAAGCGATCCGTGATTCATTAATCCAAGATAGTCAATACAGATTGCTGAAAGTGGTCCTGTATTGCTTAAATGATTTTCTGTAATAGATACAATCTCATTTGCTGATAAACCACCACGATCGACAAAGTAAATGCGGTGATCTTTGATTTTTCCTAGCCCATCACCTACACGACCAAATTCAGTTTGATCCATGCTATTTGGATTGCGGAGCTTTCTGACTGGAACATTTGCATTAGCGCTTAAAATACGGTCCATCAATTGTTGATTTGCCATTTCTAAGCTAAAAAATAAAACTGCACCTTTTTGTTCTGCAATATTACGAGTGAGCGTTAGAGCAAACTCAGTTTTACCCATACCTGGACGACCAGCAATTACAACAATATCAGTCGGATTAATGCCACCTAAAATGTTATCTACAGCCTCAATGCCTGTATGAAGAAGTCTTGAGTTGAAATCTTGTTTGCTGCGTTTTTCTAAAACATCGATATATTCATCAACTAACTCCCCCATTACGATAGGCTTAACTTCAACTTTGCTGCTTAAAAGCTTTTGCATTTCAGAAAGTGCTTTTTCTGTAATTTTTTCTGCCTGTTCATCTCTTGCTTGAGATAGTTTTGCTGCCATTTCAAGCATGGTTTTTTGTGCAGTGCGATTAACCCAAAATGACCGTACTTTATACGCATAACCAGTAAGATTCGCGGGTGTAATTGTGTTTTTCACAATTTCTGCCAAGTTGGCGAAGTCTTCGCCGAAATCTTGATGCAATAAAATAATATCGATCACGTTATCTTTGCGTGCTTGTTTGCGAATGTTGTTATACATTGAACCAAGTTGATAAGTGGCAAACATTTCAGGTTCTAACCATGTCATCACTTCACGAGCTTGAGCAGTTAATCCACCAGCAAGAAATGAACCAATTAAACTGTATTCAAGGTCATACGTTGTGTTTTTCATAGCGATCCCTCGATTGTTTTATCCATGATTTTTTCACTCAAGATATACTCAAAATCAGCACGCCAACCACGTTCGTTCTCACCAAAGTAAAAAGACCTTGCCGACTTCATAAAATCCAAGAAATAATTTTTAAATGTTTCTGCATCACAAGAGCCAAAGCGTTTTTTCATCACTGTGGCAAGTATTTTGATTTTGCGTTTTCTTGCTTGACTAAGGTTTTCAGGGTCTGCAAGTGACGGTAGATTTTTACCAGTTTCAGCTACACATTGGTTGTACGCTTTTCCAATTCCCACATAGTCGATATTCAGTGAACGTTGTTTTTTATTTTCAGCAACTGGCACACCATCAGCGTTAGCTGATTCACCCTTAGGGGGTAAGGGGGTATTTTCTTGTGTATAGATCTCTTTATTCTTATGGTTATTGGTATGGTCATTTTGACCACATGACATCTGGTCATTTTGACTATATCGATCATCCCATTTTGACCTCATGGATGAACCGTTTTGGTCACATCGCATTTGGTCATTTTGACTAGTCAATTCTTCAATTTTTTCATAAGCAATTGAGTACCATTTTGTTTTATCCATTTTCATTTTGTTCAATTTGTTTGTAGATAAAACCAAACCTATTTCTTCAAGTTTTTTAATGGTTCTTTGTATTGTTTTTTTAGACCAAAAAGGAAATACTTCACACCATTCATCAATAGTGTTATATATCCAAGTACGGTCTTCGTATTTGTGCTTGCTGATATTGAGAAAATAATGCAATTGCTGAACAAAGATCGCCTCGTTCAAACCGATCAAAGTGGCAAGACTAGGGATAACTTGTAATGGTTGTTCATTAATTAATAGCTTGCTCATCCTCTACCTCTCCACTCTGTTTATCTTCTGCCTGATAGTCCCAACGCTCTAATAATCCATCTACACAATATTCTAGTAATTCATCCACCCGAACAGGTCTGTTAAAGCGTTCCATATCACACCACCATCGAATACTGGGCTACTCGTTTACCGCTTGGCACGGTTATCATCTTTGTTTCGATTAGATAACCTTTTTGTTTTAAGTCATAAATGCGTGCGCCAAGACGTAAGCAGTTAAAGCGTCTTTCAGCATCAAGGTGAGTGAGTTTCTCGCCATTTTTTAACGCTTTTAAAATCTGTGCACTTTGTGCTTTACTTTCGTTTTCGTTTAAATTAATATTTTCCATGTTATTAATTCCTATAAATTAATTAGCCACCGCTCCAACGGTGGTTTTTTACTGCCCAAACTCAGCCAGACCTTTACTTGCAAAAAGCTTTAACGCCTCAAGCTCTGCATCACTTATTTGATTAAGTCCTTTTTCTGTAACTGTTAATCCAAGCTCATCTAAATAAGCGCAGAATTTATCTAAATGCTCCGCTTTAAAACGACATAAAGTGCTTGGATCTATACCGATACACTCAGCAAGCTCTTTATCTGTTCTTTCTACTGCCTTTCTTCTAACTAAGGCTGCAATCTCTATTGCAGATTTTGTTAATTCATTGCGTGCCATTGCACACCCCTTTTGATAAGTTAACCCCATACGTCAGGGCGAATATCTGCTTTCTTTACTGCCCCATTAGTTAGGTTTTCGATTTTCTTAGCTAACTCGATAGGGGCTTTTGAATATCCCTTTTCGACCTGACAAAGAAATGATTTTGAAATACCTAGCTTTCTAGCAAACTCGGCTTTGAAACCGCGGGGGCGATTTGATAAGTAGTTTTTAAGTTCCATTTCACCTCCGATATTAAAAACTAAATATAGTTTAGCATTTAATAAATACAAAAGTAAACATTATTTAGCATTTGCTAGTTTAGTTATTACTAAATATCATTAAACTGAATAGGAGTACTTTATGAATCTAGACAAAAACGAACTAACACAGGTAAGAAGAGAAAATCTAAAAAAATGGTTCTCAGACAAAGTTGTACCTGAAAAAGATAGAAGTTATATATCTCAGTTAATTAGTGGGAAAACGCCATCATTTGGTGAAAAAGCGGCAAGAAGATTAGAAAGTGAAAATGGAATGCCACCGTTTTACTTAGATATAAAACAAAGCAGTATAGAATCTAACGTAAAAGATATTGGCTCATTTGATTTATGGGATCGCAATACCCCACTTCATGACGAAGATATCGAAGTACCATTTTTACAAGATATTAGGCTTGCAGCAGGTAATGGGTTTGCAGATGACATCATGGACTATAACAATTTTAAATTGCGCTTTTCTAAAGCAACATTACGTAGACAAGGTGTGCAATATGAAAATGCAGTCTGTGTTGTGGCAGAAGGTGACTCAATGGAACCTGCAATACCAGATGGGGCAACTGTTGGTGTAGATATGGGGAATAAAGTTATTCGTGATAACAATATCTATGCAATCAATCATGGCGGATTATTGCGCATTAAAATTTTAAACAAAATGCCAAATGAGCAAGTATTGATCAGAAGTTTTAACTCAACATCATACCCAGATGAAATAGTAAACCTAGATGAAATTGTAGTGATCGGGAAAGTATTTTGGTATTCGGTTTTGTTGTAGGTATTCTGGTGGTCTGTGCTTTGTGATTGGTGGATTTAACATAAGGAAAAAATATGGCAAAAAAAAAATATAACAGAAAAAAAAATCGAAACTGCTCAAGTCGTATTACGAGCCTTTAAAATTAACAATCCTAATGCAACAACAGATACGAGTCAGGTAAGAGAGAAACTTGAGGCTTTTTTAGAAAGTGATCATTCCGCTGAAAAACGCTGTTTGATATTAAATCCAGATGATACTGATAAAGAACAAGATCTTATCTCAGACTATAGCAGTAAAGGAAAACAACAATCTCTATTTTGTACATTATTACGGATGAAATTAGGCAACGGTGTGCAACACATTACTGATGAGCTATTGAATGAACATAAATTCAGTATTAACGACTTAAAGAAGCGCACAATTTCGACAGCTGGTATATATCAACGTCATTACTATTTTTCTATCCTTGATGATTATCTTGTTACTGCCTGTATGCCATTAAATCAAACTATTAAGCAGTTACAAACATATTTGGCATGGCTACTCAATGATGAAATTTTAGAAATTACACCAATGATTTCTCCACCACCGGAATGTAAGCTCAGTGATTTGGTTTCAGCTACTTTTGTTGATCCAGAATTCAACAATATCCCACATTCGCAACCAGAACAACATGTGGATAGTCAGAAATCCCCAAACAACTACACTATGCAAACTACAGAAAATACCGGAACCAAACGTCATTGGCTTAGTAAGGTAGTTATCAAAGAGTTACTTCCTAAACTATTGAAAGAGGGTTCTGACTTTAAAGAAGTTGAAAATCTTGCTAAAATAATTTCCGCTGAATTGGTGGTTAAATTTAAAAAACCACGTAAAATGATTCAGGATGACTATGAAAAAATCCTTGGAGCTACCCTTAAGCCTGTGGGTGATATTGAGAATATAAAATTTAAAACCAAAGATAAAAAAAACATAGTCAAAGGAAAAGATTTGCTCAAAACAAAGACTGTTGAAATTGAAAAAACAGAAAGCGGATATCTTGTTGAAGAGCAACTAATACAGGCTATGGCACATTACCTACAAGAGATCAGGCAGTGAAAATTATAGCTCAATTAATCGTAGCTTTTTTTATTTCATTATTAATCTGCAATATTGGAACTTACCGCCCTAGCACATCTACATTAAACGTACTTTATACCGTGGCAGGCATTTTGTTTAGTGTTGGTCTTGGTCTGATTATTACGATCGTACCTAGTGGAGTTAAAAATCCATCTTATATTGCTGAAATTCGTGGTGCTATAAATAAAGTAAGGAATAGATTTTTTATTGAGTTTTTTTTGATTACTTTGGCTTATATTTCTTTTTCAGAACCAAAAAACTGGGAAGTTATTAAAATCGTACTTTACGAAGAAATAGCGTTAAAAATTGATCTTGTATTATACACAGAAATTTTTCTTATTCTCTCTCTACCTTATTTTATGTACAATTTTTTATCAATTCAAAAGTTGAACAACGATATTTTTGATAAAGTAAATCAAGAGAACAAGAATAAACCTAATCAATAACAAACGCCCAAAATCCCCCAAACCGCCCACACTGGCGGTTTTTTCTTTTAATAAAGAGAAAATCATGAGCAGAAGCTATAAGAAGACAAAAATATTTGGATTTACATCTTCAGACAGCGATCGAGAAGGTAAAAAACTCAATCATAGAAAGTTTCGCCAAGCAACTCGCCTCTCCTTGATTAATAACAAAGAGCCACCATGTACACTCAATGCGTTATATACAGAAAGCCAATTTCCTAAAGACGGCAAGCACTACTGGGCAAGTGCAACTAAAAGAGATATGGTGAAATAACTCTCATTAGATTAAATCGTAATTACAAAATAACTTGACTTACAATCTAATTGTAATTACAATATAGCTAATTTAATCATATTATTATGCCGCAATGAAAATCACTTATGACCCAAACAAAAACCAAAAGAATATTGAAGAACGGGGCTTGTCTTTTGATTTAGTGGCATTACTTGATTGGAATACAGCCATTATTTGGCAAGACTGTCGGTTTAATTATCCAGAAACACGTTACTCAATGCTGGCATTATTAGATGAACGGCTGCATTTCGCTAACTTTACCCCAATTCCACAAGGTATTAGAGTAATTAGTTTTCGCAAGGCAAACAAAAGAGAGGTAAAACGCTATGAAATTAAATACCCGTAACTCTATTGATTATGACGCACTTTCCGAAGCTCCGCTTACCGATAATGAATTAGCACAAATGAAACCTTTACGTGAAGTTATGCCACCAGAATTTGTGAACATGGTGCTTTCTCACCAAGCTGAAATGGAGGCACAAGGAAAAATTAAATCACGTACTCGCGGTAAACAAAAAGCGCCGACTAAACAATCTGTCACTATTCGCCTTTCACCTGAAGTTATTGCTGCATTTAAAGCAACTGGGCAAGGCTGGCAATCACGTATTAATGATGCATTGTTACAATACGTTCACAATTCAATGTAATTTTTAAGCTTTTCATTTCACCACTAAGCTCCACACAAGGGGCTTTTTTCTTACCCAGCTCCGACAATAACTCCACTTATCAACTCTCTTTTCTGTGACATAGCTCACAAATTCAGCAATTAATCAAAAAATTTCAAAAATATTTTTCTTTGAAAATCAACCTTTTACTAAACATTAAGCAGAATTTAACTAAATTTTACTAAATAATCACTTTACTAAACATTTAGTGTTTGCTAAATTATATCCAACAAAACGAGATACATATCAGGAGAGAAAGATGGAATTTAATAACGCACAAGAGCTAAAGCAATTCATTATCAACGAAGTATTGCAAGATTATGCAGACAGAGCAGGTAAGACACTTTCTGAAGCAAGAAAATTGTTTGAAAGCGTAGATTGGGTAAAAGAAGAAGTAATGGATAAAGTTTACGAAATTTCACTTCAAATTGCTAGAAATCAAGGTTTTAAACTGTAATCAGAATTTTTACTAAGCCCTTTCTATAAGAGGGCTTGAATAAAGGTTCTAAACCTCGCTCTTTAAAAAACTGGATAAAAACGCATAGCTTGCCAAATGGTGAGAGTGTTAGTAAAAGTGTGGTAACAGACCCACCGCACTCAACAAGACGGAACCAAAGCCCGAATCAAGTTATGTGTATACTTGCGGAAATTTCAGCACTGGCAGTGAATCAGGAAGCCCAAACGCAAGTATAAAAATTCCTTATGTGTTGTGGTGACCATAAGCCTTGTAGCTTGGGCAAGGTAAAAAAGCCAAGCAACCATCAATAAAGCGCATTTACAGAGAAATCTTGGTAAGTACAACTGAGACAAAGGTCAGACAAGTGTGCTTTATTGATAACACACTTTACTTTTAACTACCTGCTAATTTACTATATAAAAAGGTAAATTTACCTACCAAATTATTATTTTATATCACTACACATGGAACGTTATTATGAAAATTAACACATTACTTTTAACAACGTTGTCAGTTCTTCCTGCTTTTGCAATCGCTCAAGCTGGTCAATTTAATTTTTATGGTAAAGCGGGGATTGATTTAACCTCTCGTTTTGAATCAGTAGAAATAGCAACAATAAAAAGTCCTTTTTTTAATAGCACTATCCCATCAAAGAAAAATACATTTTCACCAAGCATTTTTCTAGAAACAACATATAACATTTTGCCGCAAACAGAGATTGGCGTTGGGATGGGTTATATCAAACGTAAAGGATTCAATCATGAAACATCTAAAGTTTATATGAATGGGAACAATAAAAGCGTAGCTACAGAAAAAGCCAAAATAAATCGCTATTCTTCTATTCCTATTTATTTAATTCTAAAACAAAATTACCCTCTTAATCAGGATACAGCTCTTTATCTCAAAGGTAATTTGGGTTATTCACTGAATAAAGCACGCAATACAACATACACATTTTCTCTCGATAATAATCCTTATTCCCATCCCGTTAATGTAAAAACTAAGAATGGACTTTATTTAGGTCTAGGTGCTGGAGTGGAATATAAATCATTTTTAGCTGAAATAGGATATTATCACACTGACTCTGCTATCAAATATAAGTTCCCTCATGACAACCATAACTTATACGAATCATACAACAATGACGCACTACGCTTCTCTATTGGCTTTAAATTCTGATAAGTAGCGTAATATTTACATAACCCGAAGCCGTTTAATAACGGCTTTTTTTATACCTAAAATTTGGAGAAAACAATGAACAAATATGAAGCTCTCGGCAGATATATTGAAGCTAAAGAAAAATTAACAAAATTAACTGAAAAGCGAAAAATATTCGCTGGAAAAATTATAGATGCTAGTCAACATTTACAAGGAATTAGTGCTACTAGCTTAAAGAAAACATCCGCTGAAATCACTGAAATGTTGGAACAATTTATCAAAATTAACAATGAAGCACTGGAATTAGTCGCTGAAATTAACCAATATGCAGAAATTTGCGAAAGACCTAAAGTAAGTTAATATTGACATAATACCCCCTTTTATTTTACTATCTGCTTCAAGGTGTCGAAACCTAATGTCAAAGGCGGATAGTGTAACTGGTCGCCAAGAGCGACTTTTTTTATATCCGTAATCCTGACTATGTCGGGAGGGCGACTAATACAATACTCGCAAGAGGAATACGTCCAGCCCTTGCCTTTGACAGGGTTTTCGAACCTCCCGACACCACTGTCGAAAGTGGTTATCTCAACTAGTCAAAGGATTAAATTATGTCAAATTTAACTATTCTCAATACCTCAATCCGTACTATTGATAATCTTTTTTGTTTAAATGATCTTCATAAAGCTAGTGGTTCTGATAAAAATAAACAACCAGCTTTTTTTATTCGCAATGAGCAAACTAAAGATCTAATTAGTGAGATTAATAGCGAAAACTCCCACTCTGCAAATTCGCAGACTGCAATAAAATCAATTAATGGTGGCAAAGATCGTGGCACATACGCTTGCGAAGAATTAGTTTTATCTTATGCAATGTGGATTAGTCCAAAATTCCATTTAGTCGTCCTACGGGCATTTCTGGCAATGCACAGAAACGAACCACAACAACTTGCCTTACCTGAACCTGAAAAGAAATATACATTCTCATTTACTGAATACGAACTACAACAACTTGCTTGGGCATGGTTTGCATTTAGTCGTTGTACTGAAACACTACGTAAACTTTATTCTCCATTGCAAAAATTAGGCTCACATTTCGCAGTAGAAGCATATGGTTGCGGTGTGGATTACCATCACTTAGTACAAAACTCAAATGACACAATTAACCGCATAACAAAAGAATTTAAATGCGTAAGTCATAACAATTGGCGAGTGCTAGAACACGTTCGTAATTTCGATAAGAACGCAATAGTCTACAACCAAATTCACGATTAAAACTCCCCAGAAACCGACCGCACTTTATCGTGTGGCGGTTTTCTGCACCCTAAATTCAGCCAATTGATTAAAAAGGAAACGATTATGAAACACATCAATCTATGGAACTTACTATCAGTATTCATTCTCGCGTTTATTTTAGGCATTAGCTGTCATCCAGTCTACGCATCAGAAATCGACTGGGAAGCACAAGCAAAAGCAGAATGGATTATCGAACACGGAGACAATCAAGTCACGCTCACAGAAGAAGCTGAGCAGTATTTAAGAAAACAAACACTAATCATTCAGGAGTTTTATGACGCCAAAAGAGAAAAATTACACAGCGAGAATTAATGAAAGTCGCGGATGGTATCACGGTGCTATTTATATCAACGGGATATTAAAAGAACGAACCGCAGGCGTAAGAAATAAGGTTATAGCAATCTGTTTGTTAAATAAAAGAATTAAGCGGTTAAATCTTAGCTTAGAGAAAAAAATTCCAGAAATGGAGGTGTAATTATGAGAAATAGACGATTTTTACCTGCTTGGCAGTGCGACAGCGATCAAGATTACTATGCACAGTTTGAGCAAAAAGAAGAGCAAGAAGTAGATCCTGATGATTACGATGATGAGTGGTTTGTAGAACAGGATATTAAATATCACAACGGCGACAGAGGTTAATTATGGAATTTGGTTTAATTCTATCAACAGAAAGCAAAGTATTAGCTTGTAACATTCAAGACTTCAAAGCGCAAGCAGAGAAATTCTTATCAACAATCACGAGCAAATTTGAAACAGATGAGGATTTTGGAAAAGCAAAGGACGAAGTAAAACTGCTTAAAGAAGTCGAAGATCGCACTCGCGAAGCAATTAAAAACGCACGCCAAGGCGACATTCAAGAATTAATAGCACAAGCGGAAGATATTGCGGAGCAATTTAGACAAAAACGCTTGTTTTTAGATAAAACAGTAAAAACGCGCGAAGTTGAGATTAAGACTGAGATTGTGTCAACAGCACTAGATGAAGTTGTGCGTTCAATGAGTGGTTATAGCAACGATGTTTCAATCGTACTTAGCAGCAAGTTCACTAAAAATGCCATGAAATCCCGACTTGATGAATCAGGAAAAGGAAGAAGTAAAACTGAAACGTATAGAAAAGCAGTTAACGCTGAAAAATCATTAATTATCACTGAAATTTCATCCGAAGGTGCTCGCATTGCTGAGCGCAGAAAGATGATCCCAATTCATTACGAACATCTGTTCAGAGATTGGCAACAGCTAATTGGTGGCGAGCAAGATTTAGATCCAATTATTTCAGAACGTATCGCAGAGGAAGAAAAGCGAGAAGCAGAATTAAAAGCAAAAGCCGAAGCAGAGGCTAAAGCGAGAGAAGAAACTCAGGCTCAAGAACAAGCTGAAATTGAATCAAGCCAAGCACAAGAAAAGCAGTCAAGCCTGGAAAGTGCGGTAGAAAAAACGCAAGAATCCACTACTACCACAAATGAGCCTGTTTTTGAGTTTTTAGTGAAAATTCCTTTTACCGGCACGATAAATGAAGCGGTTGCTTTCGCAAGAGAAATTAAAGCGAAATATGGCGATCAAGTTCAACTAACAAAAATTAAGTAGGAAAGAAAAATGGCAACAGCATTACAGACGTTAACAAATAAACTCGCAGAACGCTTTGAAATGGGTTCTAGCGAAAATCTTCCACAAACTTTAATGGCAACTGCTTTTCGTGGGCAAAACGTCACACCAGAGCAGATGACTGCACTTTTAGTTGTTGCAAATCAACATGGTTTAAATCCGTGGACTAATGAAATTTACGCATTTCCCAATAATGGCGGAATTGTGCCAATTGTTGGGGTTGATGGTTGGTCAAGAATTATGAACGAACATCCGCAATTTGACGGCATTGAGTTTGTCTTTGGCGAGGATAATAGCTGTACTTGTACTATTTATCGCAAAGATCGCACTCGCCCAATTGTAGTTACTGAATATATGGGTGAATGTCAGCGCAACACGCAGCCTTGGAAATCCCATCCAAAGCGAATGCTGCGACATAAAGCTATGATTCAGTGCGCAAGACTTGCTTTTGGGTTCACTGGGATTTATGACCAAGATGAAGCAGAACGCATAGTTGAAAATAACAAGGAGCCAATTAATGTAACTCCTAAGCCTAATGTAATAGAAGGACAATCAACAGAACTTGCAACTGAAGAACAGGTTAATTTGCTAAAACAGTTAATTCAACTAACTAACACAAATACAGTTAAAGCATTTGCGTATTATGGCGTTAGCACTCTTGAGCAACTACCTAAAGAAAAAGCAGAACATTTCATCAAAACATTAAATCAACGTCTTGATGAACAATCAGCTAATATTTCAAAAAATGATTTAGGTGAAGAAATACCACTATGATTGATGGCTTAATTACGCTCGATTGTGAGCAAGGCACAGAGGAATGGCTAGTTGCAAGGCTAGGCATTCCTACAGCCACAGGAATTAAAAATATAGTAACTCCAAACGGACAGAAGTCTAGCGGTTGGGTTTCTTATCTTGCTGAACTTGTTGCAGAAAGTATTGAGGGAGTGACCGAGGGCTTTAAATCACAGCACATGGAGCGCGGTAATGAACTTGAGCCGCTAGCACGCATGGCTTATGAGTTTGCAACAGGAAATGAAGTAACACAAGTCGGTGGCGTTTATCTCAACGAGAAAAAAGAGCTAATGATAAGTCCTGACGGCTTAATTTTGAGCCGCCAAAAAGGCTTGGAAATCAAGTGTCCGAAGATGAAAACGCATATCAAGTACATTCTTGAAGGTGGTGTACCGTCTGAATACATCATTCAAGTTCAAGTAGCAATATGGGTCACGGGTTATGAAACGTGGGATTTTGTTAGTTATTGTCCTGAATACCAGAAACAAACGCTTTATCTATACACAGCAACTCGAGATGAGAAATTGATGAAAGCGTTTGATGAATATATTCCACAGTTTTTGACATCATTAAAAGCACTTAAGGGGTAAGTAATGGCTGGAGTCAATAAAGTAATTATCGTGGGAAATTTGGGAAACAATCCTGAAATTCGCACAATGCCAAATGGCGATCTTGTGGCTAATATCAGTGTGGCCACAAGTGAAGCTTGGAATGATAAACAAACTGGCGAACGCCGCGAAGTTACAGAATGGCACCGCATTGTGTTCTATCGTCGTCAAGCTGAAATTTGTGAGCAGTACTTGAAAAAAGGTTCAAAAGTTTACGTAGAGGGCAAACTCCGAACACGCAAATGGCAAGACCAAAACGGGCAAGACCGCTACACCACAGAAATCCAAGGCGACGTATTACAAATGCTAGATAGTCGCCAAGATTCACAACCGCAGCAAGCGCAAGTTAATACACAAGCACCACAAAACAACGCTTATGCGAATGCGAAAGCTGGAAAGCCTGTACAGCAGGTTGATAACTTTGAAGAAGATAATATCCCATTTTGAGTTACATATACAGAACGACAGCCACTTTAACAAGTGGCTTTTTATTAGGTGAAATATGGATTTAGTGAAAAATCTTTTGGAAAAACACAATTTTAAAATACATAGCAGTCCACCAGGTTTCATTTGGTCAAAAAGAGATAAAGACAACACAAGTATAGTTTGTAGTTTTAACATGGAAGTAATGACGGTTTCCATCTCTCACGGTGGCGCAAGAAACCCAAGAAAAGCCAAAAAAATTATCAAATCTATTTTTGGTGATTCGTATAGATGTGAGCAGCAAAAAGTAATCAGTGCTAGTGCTGTATATTTTAATTTAACAAGATTAAATTAGGTGAAAGTATGAATAAAGAAATCAAAGAATTAATCGAGAAAATCGAAAAGTGGGCGGAAGATAGAAATTTGATCAAAGGCTCTACTCCACAGAAACAATCCTTAAAGTTGATGGAAGAATTTGGCGAATTATGCGGAGGTATTGCCAAAAACAAACCAGACGTAATCAAGGACAGCGTTGGTGACTGTGCTGTTGTGCTTATTATTCTCGCTAAACAACTCAACTTTAACATCGTGTTACAAACAAAAGACGGGAACTGGTATAGCAAGACCACTGATTATCTGCCGTATTTCGCTGTGAGATCCGCAAGACTAATGTTGGATTTAAGTGAGCGAGGTCGTACGGTAGATGAATTCGATTTTAAACTCACCCAACACTACCTGACATATATTTGCGATCAGCAAGGGTTCACATTCACAGAGTGTCTAGAACGTGCGTGGAACGACATTAAAGACCGCAAAGGAAGAATGGTGGATGGCTTTTTTGTCAAGGAGGAAGATTTGTAATGATTGAAAAAGTCTTAGACGAAAGAGAAACAACACACGGTGATTTTCACGCGGGCGCAATGGATTTTAAAGAGCTGATGAACGTTATTAATAGCGGTAGAAATAATATGGATTCATCACAATATTACGCGCTCACAATGATTGCAAGTAAGATTGTTCGTATTGTGAACGGAAATGCACATGAAGTTGACCATTGGCGAGATATTGCAGGTTATGCGACGTTAGGCGGTCGTTTGAATATTGAAGATGAACCGCTAACTCCACAACCAGCAGTTGATATATTGCCTGTTGTTAACTATCCGCAGAATTAATCAGTTATAAAGTAAAACTTAAATACTCAACAGCACGCAATAGCGTGTTTTTTGTATCTGAAATAAGGAAAAAGTTATGTTTTGGTTTAAAAACGCAATAATTTATCGTCTAACTAAAACGTTAGATTGGTCAACAGAGAAATTACGACAGGCATTACAACAATGCGCTTATCGTCCGTGTGATAAATCTGATGTGAGTAAATTTGGTTGGACAAACCCATTGCGAGGTAGTGAATTACTCTATCATGCAGCAGAAAACAAGATTTTGCTTGTTGCGCAGAAAGAAGAAAAAATTCTTCCAGCTCATGTTGTCAATAACGCACTAAACAAGCGCATTCATGAACTTGAGAAGAAAGAAGAGCGCAAATTAAATAAAGTTGAGAAGCAGGTACTCAAAGATGATGTGATTGCAGTGTTACTTCAACAAGCTTTTAGTAAGTATAGTCACACCGCACTTTTTATTGATGTAGAAAAAGGCTTGATTTATGTCGACGCTAGTTCATATAAGCGATCAGAAGATGTGCTTGCTTTGTTACGTAAAACGCTTGGTTCATTGCCTGTTGTTCCGCTGGCGTTTGCTAAAGAGCCAATTTTAGCAATGACAGCTTGGGTAGTTCAGGATGAGACTCCTGAATGGCTTGATTTGCAAGGCGATAGTAAATTAATAGACTTTAATAGTAATGGTGAGGCTGTTTTAAAAAATCAAGACTTCCATTGCGAAGATATTGCACAGCGTTTCGATGCAGATTTTATCTTAATGACAAGTGTTCTGTCAGAACTAACAGAGTTGTTGCTTAATGAGTTTGGCGGAGAGAAAGAACATGATCAATAAGTTATCTCGACTTTTTGAAAAGTCAGTAAAAATAGCAATACTGTTGTTGCTCATTGTTTTCTTCTTAAATGTAACTGGAGTTTTAGAGCTTGATAAAGTCCAGAAAGCTTTTGTTATAACAACGCTGTTCTCGCTGTGGTTGCTGAGAATTGAAATAACAGTTGATAAAGTCAATGAGAAGCTAGATAGAAAAACACGTATCAGCTACACATATACAGATGAACACGGTAAAGAAAAGACCGTATCATATCTAATCAAATAAGCCACTTAATTGTGGCTTTTTTATTATGAGGAATTTAACTATGACAGAAACAGTAACAATCACAAAAGAAGAATATGAAATGTTATTAGCTAATACAAAGAGAATGAATTTTCTTGAGCGTTATCGACCGTCGATGACAAAAGACAGGGAAGAAGAAGGAGTTGAATTTTCAGTTGATACACACGGAATAATTGATACTTTGCGCTACGGTAGCGTAACAGAATGCATTGATGGTGCAATCAATGATATGCGAGAGCTTCAAACAGTATTTTGGGTCGGTAAAGAAACAGAAATATATGCTGCACGCTCACTTGAAGAGTTAGTTTTAGAAAAATGGTTCACTGAAGTAGAAATGGATGAGTACAAGCGTGAGGGTACTTGGGGTGTAGTTACTGATTTAGATGAAGAGCTTAATGTCTTCAATGAAGAAACTGGGCTTAAAGAGAAAACAACAATTAAAAAGTTATTGGAAGATTGTGTAAATTTTCCAGACCAATTGCTTGCTAGCTACAATTGAGGTGGGTTATGACAGAAACAGAAAATAAATATTTTTCAATAGACATCTGCAACAATAATAGTATTTCTTTTCACAGCAACGAAGAAGAGGCTAAAGAAGAATGTTTGAATTGCGCAGAAGAGTTTCATCAACAATGTGTGGATGATCAAGATATGCAATTTTATGAAGACTGCGTAGATAGTGCAATCTACGGCTTGGTTCTCGGAAAAGCTGAATCTAAGAGCAGAAGCTTAAACGAAAAAGATGATGGCTGGATTAGTGTAAAAGATAGATTGCCTGAAAGAAATCAAGATGTCTTAGTTGCGTTTTGGACTGGTGGCAATTACGGGATTAGTTTCGCTACATACAAAAAATATGACGGAGAGATGGCATTTGTCGAACCAAATTACGGATATTACGGTATCGATGAGGTAACAACTGAATGTGATTTTTGGAGACCACTTCCACAGCCACCGCAAGGTTGAAAAACCAAAAGTCAATAGTTTTTTATATAAAACTAAAAAACAATAAACAATTGATTAAATTTTTTCTATTTGACATTCTACCGCTATTGATTTAGGATGCCATTTGCCTAAAAAGGCAGGTGCTTCAAACACACCTTGACTCATAGCGGAAACCAACCGCATTAAAGTGCGGTATTTTTTTATCCTGATTTTTATGATCGGGTGGCGTTTCGTACATACAAGACCGCAAGGGAAAACGAAAGGCTGTCTATGAGCAGTGTTTGAAGCACCCGATCACCCTATCTCAAACAATAGGGTTTTGTAAAATTACTCATAGGATAAAAAATCATGTCAAATATCAATTCCTTTAGAAGTCTATCCATCGACACGATAGACGAAATCAACAAACTTACCGAACAAGCCAAATCACTTATCCAAATTGTTTTGAATGATGGAAACGATCTCTCGTGTGGATTTGCATCATCTCAACAAGTTATTACTGGTACGCTCTGGGCAGCTTTAGATCTCGTCTCTCAAATTGACCACCACATTTCTAATGCTAAATAATAGGAATTTTTATATGAACAAACTAATCGTATTAAATAATGAAACTTTAACAATAAGTAGTCGTGAGATTGCTGAATTGCTAGATTTTAAACTTGAAAAAATTTTATTAAAAACTGAATTATTTGAACACCTTCAAACAGGGAAATTATCTTTAAGCAGTGCTTCTCATTTGGCATTTTGTTTGAATAAAGAGATACAAAACAACATAACTCATATTTATGACACAGCTCTCACATTATGTGCAAATGGGTACCTCTCAAAAAGTAGAGAGATGTCTACCTCAATCTGTTTATTAAAACAAATTACAGCCTCTGCTGAAATATGGTTTTCTCATTACCCCACATTATCTCGAGCATTTAATGTTTTAGGAAAGATATTGTTTGAGATTGATTGTGGATTAATAATGATGACCTCTCCCATACCAAGAAGAAAACAAAACCATATTAGCTATCAGCATAGTGTAGTTTTAAATTAAGGGAGAAGAAAAATGAAAATTCAAAAATTCTTTTATAACAATATTAGTGTCTCATTCAATGAACAACATTATTTGAATGCAACCGAAATAGCCAAACACTTTAACAAACAAGTTAGGGATTATCTAAAAACAACACAAACACAGGATTATCTAAGAGCACTTGCTCAAAATTTAAGCGTTAAGAATATTATCCTAACGGCAAATGATCTTGTAATCGTCAAACAAGGCGGTGTTGAACAAGGTACTTGGTTACATCCAAAATTAGCTGTCAATTTTGCCCGTTGGTTAAGTGCGGATTTTGCTGTTTGGTGTGATTTAAAAATAGATGCCCTAATGAAAGGAGAGGATACTCCTCAATCAGTAGATCCAATGCAAATGCTCAATGACCCTCGAACTTTACGTGGATTGCTAGATAATTATACTGAAAAAGTTCTGGTATTAGAGCATAAAGTCGAAGAAATGAAACCGACTGTGGCTGCCTTTGATCGCATAGCTACTAAAGCAGAAGGAACAATGTGTATTACTGATTCTGCTAAACACTTAGGTGTAAAACCAAAATTTCTGTTTGATTTCCTATCATCACAAAAGTGGATCTATAAACGACCAGGTAACTCTAATTGGATTGCTTATCAAGATAAACTACAACAACTATTACTTGAACATAAAATCCATGTAGCAATGCGTGATGATGGCACAGAAAAAGTTTGTGAGCGTGTATTAATAACTGCAAAAGGGCTGACAAAACTCGCAAAAATATTTGAATTACAGCAAGCAGCATAAGAAAACCGACCGCACTTTATTGTGCGGTTTTTTATTGCTTAAAAGATTGAAAATTAAGGATTAAAAATGAAATATCCAAAAAAATTAATTCTTGCTGTTTCAGTAGAAAACAAGCAACAAGAAGATGCTATTTTTAACAGTTTTGTACAAAACAAGAGTATAGAAAATGTAGGAAATGTAAGTGCAATCTCAAGAGATGATTTGTTCGAAGAAAGACGTATTTTATATAACTGTTTCAGTGAAAGCGTTATAAACAAGCTAAAAGATATCGCAAAACTGAAAGACGGATCTTTAGAAGAAATGCAATCTCAAATATCAAACATTATTGATGAGTTTATTGAAGATTTGGAGTGAGAGTAAATGAAAGCATTTGACTTAGAAAAAGCACTAGCTGGAGAGCCAGTGGTGCTTAGAGATGGGAGCAAAGCATTTGTTAAGTTCGAGGTTCCGAAAGAATTAAGAGCAAATAACTTTGCTGATATTGTAGGATTCAGGATAAGCGGTTATGAAGACATAGTCGGAATGTGGGAAGAACCACGACCTACAGTAACGCTGACTTTGCCTTGTCCGTTGTTGAAGCCACAAAAAGACATGTGGTTTATTTCTGCATTTAACAAAATTGTTAGATCAGATTATGGATATAATCCAGATACAACAGAGTTATCTTATAATTTAGAAGAAACGTTTTATTTTGCTACACAAGAAGATGCTCATGCTTGGCTTGATGCCATGAAAAATGCACGGAGATAAGTTATATCAGAAGTATGATTTTAACAAATCGTTGTATTAAGCCGTCCATGACGGCTTTTTTATTTAAGTGAGGTAAAAATGGAAAGATTAATACCATTAAAAGAGTTTTTAGAAATAACTGGTGTTAAAAAATCAACAGCGTATAATCGCTGGGACCCGAATAGTAAATATTTTGATCCTGAGTTCCCCCAGCCCATTCATAGAAAAGGGAAATTACTTTTCTCTTACACTCAAACACAAAATTATGCTGAAAAAGTCGTGTCTAACATTATCTAG